CATAAGCAAGAGTTTGAGATTGCTATTGAAAGGCATTTTGCTTCTGCTATGGATCTATATCAGACTATGCTTGATCATGGTGTGGCAAAGGAATGTGCTCGTTTTGTGCTTCCTTTAGCAGTACCCACCAAAATTTACATGAGTGGCTCAGTTCGTTCATGGATTCATTATATCGATCTGAGGTCTGCTAACGGAACGCAGAAAGAGCATATGGACATTGCTAATGAGTGTAAGTGTATCTTTGCTGGACAGTTCCCAGTGATTTCTGAAGCACTTGGGTGGGCAGAGCATAATAAATAAAACATACAGTAGTTCTTCAGATGAAAGTAATACCAAAGGTAAGTTATTTTACCGTTGCAAAATTAATAAATGACAACCATATTGTAGCAATCTTTCAGGGTGCTGATGAGGGTGGACCACGTGCATTAGGAAACAGATCTTTTCTGTTTAATCCATCTATGTTTGAAATGTGGGGTCATGTAAACTTACATAAAGGTAGAGAATGGTATAGACCTGTAGCTGGTTCTATTTTATTGGAAGACTTTTCTGAGTGGTTTGATAATGGGTCAATTAAAGAATCACCTTTTATGACTTATGCCATTGATGTGAAAAAGGATAAAGTAAAAAAGATACCTGCAATTGTACATAAGAATAAGACCTGCAGAATCCAAACTGTAACTGAAGATCAAAACTTGCACTATTATAATTTAATTAAAGCATTTAAGGATTTAACTGGAGTTCCCATTATTGGTAATACTTCATTTAACGTGAGTGGAAAACCAATTGTCCACAATTTAAAAGATGCTCTTAGTACTTTGGAAGAGTCATCATTTGAATATCTTTATCTTCCAGAAAAGCAAACACTAGTCTATTCAAAGAACGAGGTTTAATATGTACATCTTAGGTGTAAACATATCACATGAACCATCAGCATGTCTCTTGAAAGATGGTGAAGTTGTATATTTTTCTGAGGAAGAAAGATTAACGGGTATTAAAAACCCTGAGGGATCCGTTGATGAAATTTTTGCAGAATATGATGATAGTGGTAAAATTCTAGAAATTTGCCATCAAGTTGATGCCATCAAAAAATATACAACTTGGATTGATTATATTATTTTTTCCTCTTACGGTAGAGATAGACAGGACGATGATGATGTCGTTCGTAACAGTTTCCTTAGAGGACTGCAGAATGGTGGTGTAAACTTCAACACCTCTATGTTTTATTCCGATAACCATCACATTTATCATGCTGCAAATGCTTTCTTTGCATCTGGATTTGATGATGCAGCAGCACTAGTTCTTGATGGTGGTGGTGCTTTCGATACAAAATATAGAGAAGAAGTGACTTCTGAAAAATATGAATATCCATTCAGAGAAATTGAGAGTATCTTTAATTGTTCTTATGATTTTCCATTCTTTGAGACTAAGTTTAAACATTGTTCTATCTTAGACGCTTTAGGTGATGAGATGAGTGGGGAGGAAGAAATTTTTTGGAAGAGAAGTAAAAATGAGATCTACTCCCGTACACGAAGTTGTGGGGATTTGTTTAATATGATTTGTGGTCTCTTTGAGATGCACGGTGGAACTGAAGCGGGAAAAGTTATGGGATTATCTGGTCATCGATTGTCATCAGATAATCTTGAAGAGAATAAGCATGTCTTTAGAAATTATGAAAAGGAAAAATCAATCTTTATTAAAGATTGGTTTATGGAGAACGAAGGTGTAGATATAACTGTATATGACCTCTTCAAACATTTTGAAGAATTTATTGCTGGGATTGATCCAGATGAATATGATGCGGCAATGGGTTCAAGAGGAATCAATACCGAGTTTAATAATCCTACACTCGACTTTTATATTTGTGCATCTCTTGCCGATAAACTTCAGACTGTAACTTTCATTCATACATGCAATCTAATTAAGAAAGCATTAGATATAACTGGAAAAAATAAGATTGTACTTTCTGGAGGTTACTTTTTAAATTGTGTGAACAACTATAAATATACAAAGGCATTTCCAAATGTAGAATTCTTTGTAGACCCTATTGCACACGACGCGGGAACAGCAATCGGAGCAGCAAAATACTTATGGTATGGAATGACCAAGAGTAAAGATAAATTCCCATTCAAACACCTTTATTTTGGACCTAGTGCATGAAAATAAAATATGATGTTACATATGATGACGTTGTTGAATTGATTTTAGATAAAAAAATCGGAGCAATACATCAAGGAAGATCCGAAGTTGGTCCCAGAGCATTGGGAAATAGATCAATTATTTTTGATCCAAGAGTTCCTGATGGAAAAGATATAGTCAACACTGTAAAAAAGAGAGAAAGTTTTAGACCGTTTGCTGGTTCTGTTTTGGAAGAACATGCTGATAAATGGTTTGATATGATTGGTCTGAAGAGTTCTCCTCATATGACATTCAATCTTAGAGTAAAGGATGGAATGTCAGAATACATTCCTTCAATTACTCATGTAGATGGAACTTGTAGAATTCAAACCGTAAATAAAGAAGAGAATTTTCATTATTATAATCTGATTAAAACTTTTTATATTAATACACAGGTTCCAATCTTATTAAATACATCATTCAATCTTGCTGGTGATGCAATAGTAGAAACTGTAGGGCAAGCAATAGATTCTTTACAAAAATCCGAACTTCATTATGTTTATTTCGCAGATGTTAGTATGTTGGTGGTAAAATGAAAGATTATAATGTAGCTTCTCTATCTTGTAGTGGTCATGAAGCAGGTGTGACTATGCTTCATAATGGTGAAGTCTATGAAATTATTTTAGAAGAAAGATTGTCTGGTAAAAAACATGATAATTTTTTATACCATATTTTTGACCATATTAAAAAGTTTCATGAACAATATGGTCTTGATGAAATTGTTTTAATTAATGGTGAGGATGGAGAATTTCAAGACATGATTGACATGTTAGAGAAATACAAACTTAACCATATTAAAAGAGTGCAAGAAGTTCAAGAGCACCATTTGTACCATGCTTCTTCTGCATTTTATGCTTCAGGGTTTGATGAGGCTGTTTGTATTGTTATTGATGGATGGGGTGCAGATTATAGAGTTGATACTCTAATGCAACTAGCAGGTATTGAATTAACTGATGCTGAATTAAAGGAGGCCCAACAGTGGGATGACGTTATGTTCCTAGAGAGCACATCAATATATTCTGCACAATATCCACATGGTTTTATACCATTGTGGAAAAATTTCATCGTTCCATCACCACAACCTAGAGGATTCATTCAAGTCAATTTCCCAAATGACTTCTTTGAAATGATGACTGCAAACGATAGGATTGATGTCAACTCATGTTATGATATTGGCATTATGTATGGAACAGTTACATATCATCTAGGATGGCATCGTGATGAATGTGGTAAGACAATGGGACTTGCTGCATACGGGAATAAAAATGATGATTTCCCACCATTCATTCTTGATAATGGAATGGCAAATATGAATGTGTTTTATAGTAATAGACTATTCAACACAACAAACTTTCCAGTTCTTAGACATCATAATGATTTTCAGAAGAAAGCAGATTTGGCATGGGAAGTCCAACAATGTATGGAAGATGTTTTAAGAATGAGAATTGAACAGTCTCTAGAACTGAAACCAGATACTAAGAATATTGTATTCTCTGGTGGATGTGCATTGAATATATGTGCAAACTCAGTAGTTCAAGAAGAGTATCCTAATATTAATTTTTATGTTGATCCTATTGCTGGTGATGCATGTCAATCATTTGGTGCGGCAAAAATATTCCATCATGAAAGAACTCAATCAACTGATATTAAACCTTTAAAGTCAATTTATCAAGGAATTCACCAACCACCAAACAGCATTTTAAAGAAGCAAATTGAACTAGAGGTTGCAAGACAGAACAATTTGAGTTATAATTAAAGAGTATTTGAGAAAAAACATGAAAAGAGCGTTAATTACAGGTGGTGCAGGTTTTATTGCCCACCATTTAATTTCCCAGATTTTGAAAAATACAGACTGGGAAGTAGTTACGCTAGATCGTCTAGACTTCAGTGGAAATCTTAATCGTCTTGAAGACGTTCTAAAAGATTTTTCTGCTGAAGATCGTTCTCGGGTGAGGATTGTATTCCATGATCTGAAGGCAGCAGTGAATCCACTGATTGCTGCGGACATTGGTAAGGTTGATTACATTCTTCATCTTGCTGCTGGTTCTCATGTTGATCGCAGCATTGAATATCCTATGGAATTCGTCATGGATAATGTTGTGGCAACCTGCAACATCCTTGACTATGCCCGTAGTCTAGATCATCTAGAAAGATTTGTTTACTTTGGTACTGATGAAGTCTTTGGTCCTGCACCAGATGGTATTCTGTATGAAGAGAACGATCGTTACAATTCTACTAACCCATACAGTGCAACCAAGGCAGGTGGTGAAGAACTAGCAGTTGCTTTCCACAACACTTATGGAGTACCTGTATACATTACTCACACAATGAATGTCTTCGGGCAACGTCAACACCCAGAGAAGTTCATTCCCATGTGCATTAAACGTGCCCGTGATGGTGAGACAATTACCATTCACAGTGATCCAACTAAGGAAATTCCTGGATCACGACACTACATTCATGCCGAAGACGTTGCAGATGCACTTCTATTCCTACTTGGTAAGGACGTAGAGTCTTACACTTGGGGTGGTGCAAGGTGTCCTAAGTTTAACATCGTTGGTGCAGAAGAACTCAACAATCTTCAACTTGCACAGATGATTGCTGATGCTCAGGGCAAGGAACTTAAGTATGAGATGGTTGACTTCCACTCTGCACGTCCTGGTCATGACTTACGTTATGCATTATCTGGTGAAAAGATGAAGGCAATGGGATGGGAACCTAAAGATATTCGTGATCGTGTCAAAGAAGTTGTTCAATGGACTCTCGCAAACGAACGTTGGATTAAGATCTAAATAAACTACACTGAGTGATAATCATGGCAACATATCCTGTAAAAAATAGGGAGACTGGTGAGACCAAAGAAGTGAAAATGAGTATTCACGAATGGGATCAGTGGAAACAAGATAACCCAGACTGGGAAAGGTTCTATACTCCAGAAAATTCACCTGGATTGGGACTAGAACCAATTGGTGAGTGGAAAGACAAACTCGTTAAATCAAAACCAGGTTGGAATGAAGTTCTTGAACGAGCATCAAAACAACCTGGAGCACAAAACCTAAAAATCTGACATGGCTAGAAGGAAAAGAAACAACAATAACGTTGGTATTAATTCGGAGTATCATCGTCAAGCACTTAAAGGTAAGAAACCAATCAATACTGATCATCTTTTAAATATTTAACCACTCACTGAAAATCAGAAGAAGTTGTTCAAATCTTATGAAGAAGGAAAGCATATTGTTGCCTACGGAACTGCTGGTACAGGTAAAACATTCATTACTTTATATCATGCAATCAAAGAAGCTTTAGATCAATTCACACCATATGAAAAGGTATATGTGATTAGATCTCTTGTGGCAACCAGAGAGATTGGTTTTCTTCCAGGAGATCATGATGACAAATCCAATCTCTATCAGATTCCATACAAGAACATGGTTAAGTACATGTTTCAAATGCCTTCTGATGCTGAGTTTGAAATGCTCTATGGCAATCTCAAGACTCAAGGAACAGTTAGTTTTTGGAGTACATCATTCATTCGTGGTACTACATTTGACAATTCTATTCTTCTTATTGACGAATTCCAAAACTTGAACTATCATGAACTCGATAGTATTATTACACGGGTTGGTGACAACTGTAAGATTATGTTCTGCGGTGATGCAAGTCAAAGTGATTTAGTAAAGACTAACGAAAAGAATGGTATCGTTGACTTTATGAAAATCCTAGAGCAAATGCCTTCAGTAGATATCGTTGAGTTTGATGCTGATGATATTGTAAGATCTGGTCTGTGTAGAGAATATATTGTTGCCAAAAATGAATTAGGTATTCTATGAAGTATGATGTTTACTATGATCCTATAAATTTTTATGATGAAAATATAATTGAGCATGAGGATCGTAGTTCTCATTTAGATTATACTTATAGTCAATGTCCTGTTTGGGGACATATGTTTGATCGAACTTTTGTTGGTTATTCTCCCGTAGATTTTTCACTACAATATGATGGTGATATTCTAAAGTATCAAATTAATGAAGAACCTTGCGTTATTATTAATTTAAATGATATTGATGAAGAATATGGTGATGAAAATATTTTCTTCACACTAAGTGATCTGGATACTGATATTCATGTCATTCAATTATCGTTCATCAATTCATTTTTCTGGACATCTTATAATCAAGAATACTTGTGGTTTGAATTTTTAGATCACCCACAAACGTTTGCTGATAATAACTTTGTTGCTATTGGTGGATGGTTTAATCTTGCTAATCATCCAAGAACAACTTCTCTTGGTATTAAATATGAAGCAAACTCAAATGGAGTTATGATCGAGAGAGGTGATCCACTCTATCGAGTTCGTTTTTATACGGATAATATGAACGACAAACCAATTCTTAAGAAGAAAAAATCAACGGATAGTATGTTTGATGCTCTCGAAAATCGAAGAGAAGTTTTATCTGAAGATTCAAAGTTCTTAAAAGAAGTTTTATTTGACAAAAACCTAAGAGGAAAATGCCCTTATCATGACGTTTAACCACATTGACCTAGATCTACCAGAATTAAGTAGAGAAACTATTGATGGAGTGAGATATTATACAGTACCAACTCACGAAGGTCCATTGAAGTTGGTATCTGTCACATCAATCACCAGTCACTTCAATCGTGAAATTTTTGTGAAGTGGAGGAAGAGAGTTGGTGAGGCAGAAGCTAATAAAGTAACCAAACAATCTACAAGTCGTGGTACTGACATGCACACTCTTGTAGAGAACTTTCTTCGTAATCAGGAGATGCCATCTGGTTCTGTTCAACCATTGTCCGAGTTTTTATACTTACTTGCAAAGGATGATCTAAAACGAATAGATAATATTCATGCTCTTGAAAGGTCCCTATATAGTCAGTACTTAGGTATTGCAGGAACCGTCGATTGTATTGCAGAGTTTGACGGTGAGCTTTCGATCATAGACTTCAAGACATCTAAGAAACCCAAACCTAGAGGTTGGATTGAAAACTACTTCGTGCAGTGTTGTGCATATGCGTGTATGCTTCATGAATTGACTGGTCTCTCAGTCAAGAAGTTCGTAATCATTATGTCGTGTGAGAATGGTGAAGTGGAAGTATATGAAGAGTACAATAAAGAAAAATATATTCGTCTATTAGCTAAGTATATTAAAAAGTTTGTTGAAGATAAACTTTCTTGACCTTTAGTATATCTAATGTTATAATATACCCACGACTTAATTTTATTATATGTTATCGATCTTTTCCGATGTTATGCCGAAGAAAGAAAACGAAGAGTTAAATAAGGAATTAGAAAATAAATTCTATTCTCAGGCAAAAGTGTCGCAGGATATTGAAGAAATCTATACCAAGAATTCTGATATGAGTTACATTGATAGTGTAATGCATTTCTGTGAACTTAATAAGATAGATGTTGAATCTATTCCTAAACTAATCTCAAAACCGTTAAAAGAAAAAATTAAATACGAAGCAATGGAACTTAACTTCCTAAAGAGAACTAGTAGAGCTAAACTCTCAATTTGAAAATCGACTTTTAAATCCAAAAAAGGTCGCAAAAAAATCCCCAAAATTTTTCACGCGTCGGGTTTTTTATAAAATGATAAAGATGACTCCATTTGATTGTTATAAAACCTATGTTGCTCTGAAGAATCATTTCACAAAAGATAGTTTCGACTATCACAAATATTGTGGAAAGACTAGAGCAACTCTAAACTCCTTCTATAAAAGGAAAGACAGATACTGGTTTGAAAAAATTTCTAGACAGAAAGATGATGATGAAGTTAGGGACTTTTTTGTCTCTAACTTCATTTCGTGTGATGATCCACAAACTTTATGGATAGGTGAGATTATTCGTTCTGGTCAGACAAACTATAATAAGTGGCAGAAGAGGAATCAATCTCTGTCATATATTTTCAGGGAGGAAGTTCAAGGTCTCGTTGAGAATAAAGACTTTGACTCATTGTTTTCTGTAAAGAATGGTCATCCAATCATTCTAAAGAAGCATTTGTGTGGTGATATTTCTATTGAATCACTAGTAATTTTAGAAAAGATCTTAGGATATAAGAAGCACTTTGACAAGTCTTTGAAAGATCCAGTATGGGAATTGACTAGTTTGCGGATCAAAAAGTATATTCCTTTCCTAAATATCGATATCTTTAAATATAAAAAAATACTAAAGGAGATAGTACTATGACTTTCTTTGACTCAGAACTTGTGCAAAATGAGATGAAAGAGATCTCTAAGTTGCAAGAACAAGTTTATTCAAACGTATTTACTTTTCCAAGTCTGGATAGAGAATATAAACTAAGACATATTAATGATCTTGAGATGCTTATGGAGAAGCAGAAAATTCTTTATATGAGACTTGCATTATCGGACGATCCAGATGCATTGAATATGAAACTAAGAATTCAGGACTCTGCAACGATGATGGGTCTGCCTGAAGACGTTGACATGAACGCACTCTTTGCTAATATGTCTCAGTTGATTGGCAATCTCAAGGAGCAATTGATTAAGGAAATCGATTGACACTAAATAAGATGCCTGCTATAATAGCAGAGCACACAAGCCACAATACAAACACACCGAGGTAATCCAAATGTCCTTTTCAAATCTAAAAAAGCAATCATCTCTTGGTTCTCTGACCTCTAAACTGGTCAAGGAAGTAGAAAAAATGAGCACCAAAAGTGGTGGAGATGACCGTCTCTGGAAACCAGAACTTGATAAGTCTGGTAATGGTTATGCCGTAATTCGTTTTCTTCCTGCACCTGATGGTGAAGATCTCCCATGGGCAAAGATGTATTCACATGCTTTCCAAGGTCCTGGTGGATGGTTTATTGAAAACTCTCTCACTACTATCGGTCAGAAGGATCCTGTCTCTGAGTATAATCGTGAACTCTGGAACAGTGGTAATGAAGCAGATAAGGAAACTGTCCGTAAGCAAAAACGTAAATTGTCCTACTATGCCAACATCTATGTTGTCAAGGACACTGCAAATCCTTCTAACGAAGGTCAAGTCTTCCTCTATAAGTTCGGTAAGAAGATCTTTGATAAGATCATGGAAGCAATGCAACCCGAGTTTGAAGATGAGCAACCCATCAATCCTTTTGATTTCTGGCAGGGTGCCAACTTCAAACTGAAGATCAAGAAAGTTGCAGGTTACTGGAACTATGATTCTTCTGAGTTTGATCGTCCTGGTGCCCTACTAAATGATGATGATGCACTAGAAGCAATCTGGAAGAAAGAATATTCTCTTTCCGCATTGGTTGCAGCAGATCAGTTCAAGACTTATGAGGATCTAAAGAAGCGTCTTGACTACGTTCTAGGTAACAAAGGTACTCCTCGTTTCCAAGATCAGGAAACTGTAGAGGAAGAGGAAGACTTCCGTGCTCAGAACCGTGTAGCAGAACCTTCTTTCACTCCTAAGTTCAATTCTGCTCCAACTCCTGCACCTGAACCGTCTCTGGAAACAACCACAGAAGAGGATGATGCACTCTCATTCTTCCAGAAACTTGCTGAAGAAGATTGAGGTGGACTTATGAGAGGGTTTGCTTAACCCTCTTAGTTGTTGCAACTTATTATGGTCTAATATTTAAATAGATTCTGTATCTTTAAGGGTTCTGCTGATAAAACCAGTGGAACCCTTTCTATATGACATAATCTCATCAATATCTTCAAATACAATATTTAAGTATAATGGTTTTAGTATCCTGATTACTCTTTTTTGTTCTTGGATTCTTTCTTCATATGTGTAGTTTGTTATTGGAGAAGAACAGTCAGAAATAGTTACGTGTTGATCTAAATTGCCATCATAATATTCAACTGTATGGTTTTCTTGAACAATAAGTTTTTCTGGAAAAACTATTGTGCCATTAGAATTTTTTATTCTCTTAGATTCATAATGATGAATTTCATATATTTCTTCATAACTTCCATATTTTTCTAATAGGTAATCATTATATAAATTTGTCGGCATTGGCCATTCGTTCTGGATATTTAAAATATTATTAGTAATTAAAACTACCCAGTCTAAATCAGAATCACCATAAACTTTTTGTGCAACATTGTCTGGTCTTTCATCACCAACAATAAAATAATCTTCAAAGAAAGTTGTTTGACTTAAAATGTCCTCTCTAAGTTTTGCTCTTCTAAAAATATTTTTAGCATCAACTTTTAATCCTGGAGAATCTAATTCCAAAAGATTTTGATACTTTATGTTTGGTAGTCTTTTAAAGTAGTTTGCCATGATTAGAATCCTATTTGGTCTGTAGGTATGCCGTCGTAATCGTCATAAAATAGTGGTTCCATTTCGGTAAACGATAATGACATAGAGTATGCAGTCATCGTTGCTGCAGAATCGTTGAAAGTCATATAACTTCCATCAGGAATATAATTAACATTTACAGATTTTAAAGCACAAATTTTAGGTCTCCCAATTGATGGGTGATTCCCACTATCTGACGTTCCACCTCGATGATAAGAAATCTTGTATACGTTTGGTGCCAGCAAGAAAAGATTTGTTGATTCTTTTCTCACTGACATTGATTGCTTAAACATTCTAATAATTCTTCTAACCATCACTGCCTCAGCAGAGTTTCTTGGACGTAATTGATATGTGAACGAAAAATTTCTTAACTCTGGTTTTTGGAATAGTAAAACCATATTTGGATTTAAAATACCACCACTAGTTCTAGAGAGCATATTTGTTGTTTGAGATGCTCCTTGAGCAGCCTGCATCGCAATAAATTTCTTTGCTTCTGTACTCTTACCTGCAAGAGTGTTTTTTGCATTTTCTAAAGATTTGCCAAGACCATTTCCACCATCAATAATGGCATTATAAGCTGCCTCATATGCAAATGCTTTTAAAGGATTTACTTCATTATTTCCCCAACCAACAGCATTGGCATCTTCAGCACCACCTGATACTGACAAATAGCACGTGCCTTCTAATTTACCAGGGACTACATCGGAAAAACCAATCTGCGCGGCATTTTTAAATGTCTGTGGTTCATACCTATAAGTTCTAAATTTTATATAATCTTGCTCCAGTCTATCCATTTTTTCAGGAAACTGCATCGTACCAAAATCCTGAGAACTTGTTTGGAATTTTATTGGATTTAGACCAGAAGATGCAGTTTCCTGATTTGCACCTTCATTTGTTTCACCATCAGTATCCGTATCAGAACCAGTACTATCAATTTCTTCTGAAGATTTAACATCTGTAACAGTTAAACCGTTTGCTTCTATTTCTCCTTCATCTAATGCACTACTAGTTACTAATTTTGTCTGTTGTTCAAGTGTTAAATTATCATTTCTTTTTTCTTTCCCATTTGTTTGCAAATTTTGATTCCCACCATTAGCCATCGCATAATTTAAGTTTGACTGAGTTACATCCTGACCACCAGGAAGTTCTTGTGTAGATTGTAGTAATGCTTCTTTGTCTGTAATAGTAATCTGCCCGTTAGCTTTAACTGATCCACCCGTTCCAATTAATGTTTCTGTACCATCAATAGTTGTATAAATTTCATATCCACCATCTTGTTTTACTAGTTGATCTGCTCCACCATCAGTTGAAGTTGGAAACTTATAGGTTATTGGTATATTAAATTTTTTATTTTGTACTTTAGAACCCTTGCCCACATCAATATCGAGACTAAGAGTATGTTGTTTTTTCTCTTGGTATGTCATCTAGTGGATGCTGTTATTCAGCTATTTAGGATTGTTTTTTGATATGGAATTGATTTCATATATTCAATCTCTTCATTATATACCCGATGAACTTTACCAATAACTTCTTGCCAAGTATATCGTCTTGGCATACCTAAATGAAAGTTCAAACCAGTGAATCCCCAAGACTGAACAGAAGTACAGGCAATTAATGGATGCTGATCGTAAATAATGTTGGGAGTTTTTGCGAGATAAACAAATGTATAATAATTTCCTGCTTCTGGAATATAGTCAGACTCAGTGAATACTTCAAGAACGGCAGTCATATAATCATCGGGATCAGAAAAAGTATCGATTAGTTCTCCCAATTCTGCGGTTCGGTTCATCTCTTAATGCCAAGTTCGTTTTCTGTTATGATTTTGAATTCAAGTAAACGATCAGCACAAAATTCTGTTGCTGCTCTCCACTTTGCTTGGTTTACTGCGTATGTCTTTACTTCATACAACCATGATTTAGTCTTACGTTTTGGTTTTGGGTTAGGTTGTTGTGTTTGTTTATGTGGTTTCACTTCAATCACATACTTTTTAATCATTCCGTTTCTTTCACGAACCTTAACGAAAAAATCTGGGAAGTATTTGTGAACTCGATTATCAACGGGAGAACGATAGGGTATCCAAAACTCTTCACTACCCCATTCTAAAATACTTTCATTACTATCACACCAATTGCAGAATCTTCTTTCCCATGAACTTCTACAAATTATATTATTTACATCACCTACATATTTTTGTGGGTTGGAAGGTTTATATCTGCTCTTGATGCTTTTAGACATCTCTTATACATAGTATAACGAAGTATCTTTATTTATAGTGTAATGGCAGCCACTGGACCAAAAAAATTTAGTATGGCTGATGTTAAAGCCAGGATGGGTAATTACGCATCCACTAATTTTTATCATGTATTCTTTACAATGCCCGCGGTAGCAGAAAATTTTGTAAAATCAAAGTATGGAGTTGATAGATTTCAGTATCAAAATTTAGTAGAAATCTCTTGTATTGATACAACGTTGCCAGGTTCTAGTCTTGTAACTCATGAAATTACTAATGATTATTCTGGAATTACTGAGAGACATGTATATCGTAGACAATTTGATGGTAGAATTGATTTTACGTTTGCTATTGATAGAGAATACACTCTCTTAAGATTATTTGAAGGATGGATGGGATATATTGGTGGTGAAAATGATACACAAAACTTTTATAATAGGGATCAGATCAACGAAAGTTATAGAGTCCCTTTTACAAATGATTATATGTGTCAAAATTTATCCATTGTTAAGTATGAAAAGGATAGTTTCTCTTCATCGGGATCTAAAAAAACACTACAATATACTTTTTTAAATGCATTTCCGATTGCTATTACAAGTATTCCAATATCTCAGGGACCAACTGATTTATTGACAATGACTGTAACGATGGATTATCAAAAATACTTCACCACACCTATTCAAGGTAATTCTAGTTCTCCTGGTCAAGAGAAACCGAAATCGTCCGATTCTAATTCTGATTACGATTATTCGATTCCAAGTTTTGATCTAAATCCAGAATGGGCTACAAGTAACATTTGGAATGATGACACAGGGATTCAACTTTTCTAAAACTATAATAAATAAATATAACCTGAATTTTTTATTGGATTATTATGCCTTTACCAACAATTGCTACACCAACATTTGAGTTGGAATTGCCTTCAACAGGACAAACGATTGAATACAGACCATTTCTAGTTAAAGAAGAAAAGGTCCTATTATATGCATTGGAATCTGAAAGTCAGAAGCAGATTAGTAATGCAGTGAAGACTGTTATTAAAAACTGTATCAAAACAAAAGGTATTAAAGTTGAAAAACTTCCAACTTTTGATATTGAATACCTATTCTTAAACATTCGTGGAAAGTCTGTTGGAGAAGATATTGAGGTTAATTTGATTTGTCCTGATGATGGTGAGAGTACTGTCACTGTCCAAATTAATGTTGAGGACATTGAAGTTCATAAGGAAAAGGGTCATGATACCCAGATTAGATTAGATGATACTATTATGATTGAGATGTCATATCCATCTCTAACACAGTTCGTTAAAGATAACTTTGATACCGAAACTGAAGCAGATAGATCTTTTGATCTAATTGCAACATGTATTGACAAAGTTTATACTGAAGACGAAGTTTGGGAAACTGCAAACTGCACTAAGAAAGAAATTCTAGAGTTCGTTGAGCAAATGAATTCAACACAATTTAAAAAGATTGAAGATTTCTTTACTAGTATGCCCAAACTAACTCATACCGTAAAGATTACAAATCCCAATACAAAAGTTGAAAGTGAAGTCGTACTTGAGGGTCTAGCATCTTTTTTCGCATAGGCATGATCCATATGGATCTTGAGAATTATTTCCGTCTCAATTTTGCCTTGATGCAGTACCATAAATACTCATTAACAGAGATCGAGAATATGATTCCGATCGAACGTGACATCTATGTTATGCTTCTTCAACAACATCTTGATGAAGAGAAGTTAAAACAGCAGACAGCAAATGGCATCTAGGACTACTACCGATCCACTAGAAATACTCTTAGAGATGGGTGTAGACCTAGATAACCTCTCTGGTGAGGAAGATTATCTTAGTGCCTTGATGGAGGCAGCAGCAACTATTGAATTCCAGACAAAAGGAAGTGGTGATGAACGTAGTGCTGCTCTTAGAAAGGAAATTATAGCAGTAAGAAAGAAAAGAAAAGCAGCAGATCCAAAGTTCAGAGCAAAAACAGCAAAAATATCCAAGAGTTCTTTTAAACCTAAAGCAAAATTATCTGGAGCAAAGGCACGTCCATCTTCTGCTCTTGTTCCATATCAGAAACCTGCAGAAGAACCTGCAGAAGAATCTAAGACTGAGCAGAAGCAAAATATATTAAAAGCAGATAAATCGCAAGGACTTCTTGAAAGTATCTTGAAGAATATTATTGCAATAAAAGGTCTTATTAAGGAAAGACTTAATGTAACTAAGAGTATCAGAGATATTGAAAGAAAGAACCTTCAGAAGCAAAAAAGAAAAGCAAAAGAAGATTCTTTAGAAAAAGATAAGAAAGGAAAAGGTTTCCTTAAAAAATTAAAAGGTGCTTTACCTCAATTGAGTATATTTGATGCAATATTTAATTGGATCAAGAATGTGGTTATGGGCAGAATTCTTATCAAGATCATTGATTGGATGTCAGATCCAAAGAATAAGAAAAAACTTGATACTCTTGGTAGATTCTTGAAGGATTGGTGGCCAGCACTTACTGCAGCATTTGTATTGTTTGCTACACCATTGGGTAATTTTATTAGAACCGTAGTAAGTGGAATGGCAAGACTTACTGCGTTCTTAGTACGAAGAGCAATACCTGCATTAATAAGATTTGCAGCAAAGAATCCGCTTGCAGCTGCTGCGGTTGCCACTGCCATCGGTGCTGGTGCTTTAGCATTCAGGGCTAAGGATAGCACTGAACAGCAACTAGAAGATAAAGGTCTGACTGATGCTACTCCAAAGCAGCAAGTAGATGAACTATCAAAACCTGGTAGTATTATGGAAACATTTACTAGAGGTCTACTACCTTCTTTGAATGAACGAGAAGGATTTTCTGGTGGTGGTATGGCTCGTGGAACTGACACTGTTCCTGCCATGCTCACTCCAGGTGAGTTTGTAATGAGTCGTGGTGCTGTTGATAAGTTTGGTAGTGATTTTATGGAATCTATCAATGCTGCTGGTGGTGGTACAAATAAACCAAAAATAGTGAGTGGAACCACATATGCACAAGGTGGTGGTAGTGTTATTGCGTCTGATGCTAAGACAAGTTATTATGATCCATCACTTGGTGGAATAAATGCTAGTGGATATAAAACTGCTGATGGACTACCTGCTACTTCTACTGGTGAAGGATATAGACCTGAAGTATTTTCTGCTGCAGCATTTCCACCATTATTAAAACTCCTTCCCAAAGACATGACAGTTCCTGCAAAGAATTTCCCTGGAGGCAGAACATTAAAACAACCATTCCAGGTTGTTGTCACCAAAGGTGACAAAAAGGCAGTTGTACGTGTTAATGATGTTGGTCCTGGAGTTGCAGGACATTCCGATAACCATATGCTAGATTTTAGTGTTGCTACTAAAAATTATCTAGGAACTGGAAGTAGTGGATTTACTATCCATATGGCAAAGAATAATTCTCCATTGGGTCCAATTAAAGATGAAACGATTTCAAACTATACACTCTCTTTTGATGGACTGAGAAGTTATGGTGGTTATTCTCTTCCTAATCTCGATAAGATTCCAAATTATAATCAAGAAAAGGATAATACTAGAGGATATAAAACTGGTGATCTTGTGAAAAATAAGCCTGGATCTGGCAATAAAATTATGATATTTGATGGATTTGGATGGGCAGATGCTAAGGATTCAAGATCAGCAACATCTCAAGGAACTGTTTCAAATACTGTAACTGGTAAATCTGCCTCCAGTTATCAGGAATCGGGTGTCAGAACTAATTTAAATATATCAGGTATAGATTTTTCAGATCTAAGAGGAACTTCTGCATTTAGTGATGTTTTTGCTGGAGCAAGACAGAGTTTAGGAACAGTAGAACCAACGTTTACCCCAAATAATTCATCAAGTACGTCAATTCAAAATAATAATAATAACCTTTCTATCTTAGATACTAGACAACAAATCATCCCATTTCCTTTGGAGCAACTTTCTCCAATCGAGCAATTAAAACCTCAACCTCTAAATTCAGTTGAAACTATAAATCTTGATCCAATTACATCGGCATTTGGACCACCATCTCCAAATCCCACAAACTCACCACATGATCCAGAATTTCCAACAATTTCAGGATGCAAAGAGTCGATAAATGTGAGAGAAATCGTTCTTCTAAACACTCTTGGGGGTGATGGAGAATGATTGGACTACTGGGAGGTTCAATCACAAGAGCAGTTGGTGGTCAACTAGCAAAAGGTGCTGCAAAAAAAGCATTTGGTGGTAAAAATAAAAAACAATCTCAACTTATCAAACGTCCAACCCAAGGTCAAGAACAGGGAAAAAGTGGTGGGGTTGTAATAAGACCAAAGTCTGTACTTATACCAGCATCAACTATTCCAGCAAGAAATAATACAACAGTATCTGGACCATCAAAGTCTGGTCCAGGAACACTCGAACGTATTGATAAAGAAGTTCTTGAGATTAGAAAGTTACTTGGTAAGTCAATAAAAGAAGAGAAGAAAGATGTAAATAATAAGAAAAAATTATTTGAAAAAGAACGAAGACAGTCTAAAGAGACAAAACTAGAAAGTAAATCTAAAATTGGCGCTGGACTTGGTGGACCAGCACTTTCAAAAATTCTTCCCAGTGGTGGAATTATTGGTGCCATCCAAAACTTTATATTCAGTATCATTGCTGGAAAGATATTAATATTTTTATTTGAGAATAGAGAGACAGTATTTAATATTGTAAAAGGTCTTGCTGCTGCTACAGAATTTGTTATAACTCTAGGAGGAAAAGTTCTAGACGGAATTATATCTCTAGTTGATGGTGCTTATAACATTACTGATGCAATAGGAAAAGAGATTGAAGGTGTTGGTGGTGAGGATGCTGGAAAAGAATATAACAAATTCTTAGGAAGTTTTAATAAATTTATCAACATTGCAATGATCTTGGCAATGTCAGGTGTTCCTATTTCTGCTGGTGGAGGTATGACTCCTGGAGGAAAACCTAAAACATTACCTAATGGAAAACCAATACCAACATCAAAGAAAGGTTTTGGTACTGGAAATAATAAGACTGCAGAGTATATGAATCGTAATCGGCAGGCAAAATTATTTGAGAGAAAGTATGGCAATGATGCTGCTAGACAATTTCAGAATTCATATGATGATGCTATAAAATCTGGTCAGACTCCAACTCAAGCTTCACGATCAGCAAAGACAAGTGTAGAAAGGTTGATAAGAAAAAATAAGGGTCGTATGACGACAGTTAAACCTGCAGGTCCTGGTCTTTCATCAGGTACTGGAGGAAGAGCAGCATCTGGAAGAATGGGTGGTGTTTTCAGAAGAGGACTTGGAAGATCTGGAAGTCGTCTTCAGACCAGAATTATGGGTCGTGGTGCAAGACTTGGTTTGAATAGAACAGGAGCAAGACTTGCAAGTAAATTTGCCAGAATTGGTTCTGGACCTCTAGGTAGATTACCAATTATAGGTCCACTTATGGTTGGTATTGCTTCCTATATGGAAGATGGTAAACTTGATAGAGCATTGTTCAAGGTAGGTGGTTCTGCACTTGGTGGTTTCCTTGGATCATTTATCCCAATTCCATTCTTAGGAACACTCATTGGAACACTTGCTGGTGAATATGTCGGTGATCTGATGTATGAACTAATACGTGGTGGTGGTGCATCTGCGGTTGGTAATAGACTGAAAAAAGATATTTTAAAAATTGTAGATGGTGCTAAATTATTTTCTGAGTGGATGCTGAAAGGTATTACCAATATCCAAAAGCAAGATGGACCAGAACTTGATTTATCATGGGTTCCTTTTTCAAACCTTGGTAAGATAAGACTTGGTGGTTGGGCTACTCTATTAAATCCTTTAGAGATGAATCTACTTAAAAAGTTTGATGTTTTAAGAAAAGCATTCTTCTCAGAATCAGATAAAATGGGTGAAGGTTCAACAACTTATGTTAAAACTCAAAATAATGATGGGAGAGGAAATAGTGATTCTGAGGGTGACGAAAGTAGGAGTGGTGGATCGAAACCGACTGTAACATCAGGTGGTGGTAAACGTTCAATTCCTTCTGGAAATGGATCAATTACCAAAGTGCCATTTGGTGATCCAAACTTTAGTCCAGGTAAAACAAGAGGTAAGTCCACACAAATTTATCTGCATTGGACTGGTGGAACTTATAATGATACTAGTGCAAGTTATGGATACCATTCTATTTTTGCTGGTGATGGTAGTATTCATAGAAATAAGGACTATGATGTTACTGGAAAACACACTGAAGGAAAGAACTATGATTCAATAGGACTATCACTTGCTGCTATGGGTGGAGAAGGTGTGGATTGGGATAGATTTGGATCATACCCAGTCACTCATGAACAATTAAATGCAATGACTGCAGAAGCAGCAAGACTTGCAATCAAATGGGGATGGAGTGAAGGTGATATTGATAAAAATGTTTGGACTCATGCTGAGGCAGGTTCTGGTAAAGATCCAAGAGGATTGAGTGGCCACCTAGACAAGAATGGAGATGGAAGTCCAGATAACTATGGTCCAAGCATGTGGGGTGGATCTGTAGCAAGATGGGACTTATTGAATGTTACCGAAGGTGCAAAAATGGGTACTGGAGGTAGTGTTGCCCGTGACATGATCAAGAAACATTTTAAAAACTTTAAGGAAGAAGAAAGTAAAAGAGGAAATAGTGATGCTGAAGGTCCAGAAGCAACGGCACCTGCAGGAGCAGGTAATAGAAACATTCCAAATGCATCTGGATTAGAAAAGTGGCTCAATACCACTCCTGCAGGTAGTGGAGAAGCATATAATATGACAGGAGTTGGAAATTATGTTAGAGGGACAATGTTTGGAGGAACACCTTATGACAAGTTATTCTTATATCCTGGTGCTAAGGAATTTAAAGACAAAAATGGACAAATAAAAGGTATAGTAAAAATTAGAACATACCTTGAAAGAAATTATCCAAAGTTGGTATCCGATCAAATTATAAATGAAAAAGGAAGGACTAAGAAAGGTGCAGGTCTTCCTGGAAAAAGAGCAGCTTCTTTACAAGAACAGAATGCTGCTTTGGATGCCCAAGATGCGAAACGAAAAGAAGAAAAAATAACAACAACGGATACATCAAAGCAGTTAGAAAAATCACCTTTAGCAGGCATAGATTTTTCAGATCTAAGAGGAACTTCTGGATTTACTGATGTTTTTGCTGGAGCAAGAAGTAGCTTGTCATCAGTAGGTCCATCTTCTACTATTATGAGACCTGAGCAACTAAATAGGGATACTGCTTTACGAGATCAAGCAAGTTATGAACAGGAAGGTAGTAAAACAATTATACTAAATCAACCATATATAATTGCTACTGGTAATCGTGATGAGCAACAAATGGCAAGTTCATCTGGAAGTAAATTCTATTCGTAAATGACAACAAACAAAGCACTAGAAGTACATAATATAACGAAGTTTAAACTTCACTCAAACTATGGAAAGGATCTTAGTTTGCTTGGAGAGGGTGCTTTTTCACATGTTCTAATATTTCAAAGCATCTACGATCATTCTGTTCGTGCAACATTTGAAATGTTTGATAGTGGTATAAGACAGGAAGAAAAGAAAACTAAATCTATTGAAGAAACAGAGTCATTTAATCTAACTGCTGGTGAAAAGGTTGAACTTGTAATTGAAGATGAAAGAAAACAAAAATTAGAATTTATTGAAGGAAGAGTATTTACAATATCAGAAGTGAAAACGTCAATGACGAACACTATGAAAGAAAACTTTAAGATTGAAATGTGTTTGAATGATTATATAAAGAATGAATTGGAGGAAAATTTTGTCGTTAAAAGATTTGATCAAAAAATAAGTGCTACTGCCAATGAAGTTCTTTCTACTATAACTGAACGACCTGTATTTGTTGATTCAACAGTGACAGAACTGCCAATAAAAGGATGTACTGAAAGACCTTTTGATTTTGTTACAACATTATGCCCAAAAGCACAACCAGAAAAGTTTCCAACGTCAGCAGGATATCTTCTTTTTGATACTTATAATGGACTAAACTTTAGATCTATTGATGTTATGTTTAGTCAGGAACCTAAGAGGAGAATGATATTGAATGAAACTCCAAGACTTCCTCCAGGATATAGTAATAAAATATTAAATGTCGAATTTAGTAACACTATGAATGTTCTTGATAGTTTAAGATATGGTGCATTGCAAAACGATAAGATGAGGACACTAGATCCAAATTATCATACATATGCACAAAATAACCATAATAGTGATTCACTTTATTTGGGAGACAATAATCTAAAGGATGTAAAACCAGTAGTTGGAGATCACTTACAACTTCCAACAAAATCTAGTAGAGTTATAAATCAAATTCGTAATACTGGTGTCCACCCACCTGGAGAAGACTTAGATGCACAACTTCCATTTGCACAAGAACCTACATTTGATCATGATACGATTCCCCAATTAGCAATAAAAAGATATTATCAGTCTAGGTTGTATACTGTAAATATTAAATTATACGGTGATTTTGGCATTTTTCCTGGTGATGTAATATACTGCGACTTTCCAGAAATTTCTGCCGAACAAACTTCAAAGAAAATTTCAAAGAAAAAATCTGGAAAATACTTAGTAGCAGACGTGGCACATTTAATATGTCCAGAAGGTTGTTATACTAAGCTAAATATGATCAGAGACTCAATAGTAGAAGAGGAGTAAAATGGACAGTATCGAGCAACATATTGAAAAGGACAAAGAGATTCTTGATAATCCTATGATCTCTCCCAATCAACGTCGTCACATTGAAGGTGAGTTGCATGAGTTGGAAGAGTATGTAGAGCACCATAAGAAAGAGATTGAAGCAGGAGATCATCATGATCCCACATATCTAGAACTTTTCTGCGACCAAAATCCTTCAGAACCCGAATGTTTGGTTTATGAGGACTGAATAAGCAATGGCCAGAAGAATAACAAGTCAGTATAACAGGACAGGTGTTGAAAAAAATGTAATGTATTGGTGGACTGGTCAAGTAGTTGATGAGTCTACCTGGCTTGATAATGAACTTACGCCAAACCACCCAAAAGGTGCTGCAAAAGGTCATGGAAAACGATATCGTGTTAGAATATTCAGTAGAGATTCTGAGGTCAAAATTGTCCCAGATCAACAACTGGATATGGCAGATGTCATTGTCCCTGTAACTGCAGGTTCTGGTCATGGTTGTTATTCTGAGACTGTCGTCTTATCTCAAGGATCCTGGGTTACAGGATGGTTTTGGGATGGTGCTGAAGGTAGACAACCAGTTATTTTAGGTTCTCTCCCCAATAATCCAGATACTTCACTTTTTGGTGGAGATCCACCAGAAGGATATATTGGTAGAACTGGTATGAATGGTCTAACTGGACCAAAACCGATAAAAGAAGAAGATATACTTTCTGGCACTGCAAGTGATACATTGCCTGCTATCGAATCAAAAAGTGCAGATCCTAGTGAAATAACCTCCGCAGATCCTATACAATCAGTGGATGGTAGTGAGGTATCACCAAGAAAAAGAAATATTGAGTGTGAAGGTGGTTCTGGACCAATAAAAGGTATTCAAGGATTTATCCAAAGAGCTCTTGCCACTATCCAAAAACTAAAACTGTTCAAATCAACAGCACAGAACACAATTAACAGCATCTTAGCAACTGCATCGAACATTACAAATCAAGTTGCTGGTGCAGTTGCAAGTCTCTTTAAGATGATTGTTGGTAAGATGAGAGGATTTATCCTCAATAAAATCAATGCTGGTCTTAAAGATGTTGGAGAATTGTTACCACCAAGTTTGAGACAAGCATTTTCTGCTGGTGCTTCGACTACGACCGACACACTTGCCTGTGTATTCCAAAAAATTATGGGTACACTCTTTCAGATGGCAAAGGATTTGTTTGAGCAGTTGGTTGATAGTTATGTGACGGCACCATTATGTGCTGCCGAAAAGATGGTCGGTGATATGATTGGAAATATTCTAGGTGAGATCACTGATGCTGTTGATGGTGCGATAAGTGGTATTGCTGGATTAGTTGACTCGGGATCTGCTATTGTAGACCAAGCATTTTCTGTTCTTGAAATTATTCAAGGTCTTCTCAATTTCTTAAAATGTGATGCTACTCCAGATTGTGAGTATAAAGATCAGTGGAGTTTCTGGAACGGTTCTAGTCTATCGGCAGATGTGTCTGATGGAATTGCAAATATTATGAAAGATATCTCACAGGGAGTTGATAATGCTCTCGGTGGTGGAGGAGGAGGTGCTGGTGGAGGATGTAACACTGATCAACTACCTTGTGGTCCTCCAGGTCTTTCCTTCAGTGGTGGAGGTGGATCTGGTCTTGCTGGTAATCTGATAATGTCTGCTGGACAAATCATGGGTGTTGATTTCTCCAGTTTCGGTAGTGGGTATTCATACACACCAACCCTTAGTGTTACGGATGGTTGTGGAAATGGTGGTGGATATAAAATTGAACTTATTACTAGTGATGGAACAAATTCAGATACAAGTTTAAAAGAAGGAGATGACATTCAAGTTGTTGGTGCTGTTGTAGTTCAACCTGGTTCTGGTTATCTAGATACACCAGATGGTTCTACAAATATCAGTAAACCAGAAGAATCAATTATTAGAGATGAAAATGGTAAATGGGAAGTTAAAAAACCCAATGATGTAGTTGAGATACCTTATAAAGAAGACGGATATGATAATTGTCCTACTATTGCTATGCCAGTAGATACAGAAGCTCAAGTATTTGATCCAAGTGGAAATGTAATTCAAGTTCTTACTGGTCAAGGACCAACAACTCCACTTCCAATGTGTAATGGTGGGACAATTACAGTTCCAACTCCCCCAAATACATTTGAAGATGAACAAGGTCCTGCAGATTTCACTAGAACTGCACCTGTAGATCCTGAAATCAATTCCCCATATACTAATATTACAAATGGTACTGGTAACTGGGAAGGATTTGTTGGTGAGGATGTTAGAACTGGTGATAGAGCAATTTGGGATGGTGAAGAATGGAGACTTATAAAAGAACCACGTGATAATAGACCTAATAGTGGTGGAGAAAAAGCAGATATTATATTAGATGGAGTGTATATTTACAATCCTGGATATAATTATCAACAAGGTGATGTCATTGTAGTTGAAGGTGATACAGGTCTTCGATTGATTCCAACATTTAATGATATTGGTCAATTGACTGATGTTACAATTCAAGATCCTGGGTCAACATATAGTTCTTATCCAGAAATTTACATTAAATCAGTGACTGGAATTAATGCTAAAATCTTACCGATATTTAAAGTTAGGACTGAAGATGAAGATCCTGACGCAAATGCGAGAATTCTTTCTGGAGACAGAATTATTTCCGTCGATGATTGTATTGGTAGATTAATTATAGGTTATGTAAATGGTCAACCATACTATGGACCATACCATAAACATGAAGGAAGAAAAATGGTTGGAAGATTTCACACTCCAACGAAACATGCATATATTTACGATACACCAGAAGAAAGTTTGAGAGATCCATATTCAAATCAAACTTCAAAGGTTTATATTGCAGAACCAACTGTTCCAGTTGATGAAACAGAAGTTTCTTCTGATGAAAGTGTTGTAGTGGAACAATCAACACCGACACAAACTCCTACAATCATATCAACACCAACACCACCACCATCTAGTGGAGGAAGTTCTGGATACAGTAGTGGTGGAAGTGGTGGATCAGGGTACTAAATACAAATAAAAACACAGTATGTCAGAGACAAAGCAGTTAAAACATTTCCAGGTAAGAAAAACTAATCCTCAGGGTGATATGTTGCTTGGAACTCAGTGTGCTGACGGTGTAATTACTGGATGTGGATTTGAAGCTTTCCACCCATTACATTATCTGCATATGGATAATGATGGAAATAGAGCAGGATGGACTTCTCTAAGAAATCCTGGTGTATTTCAGATAAAATGTGGTGATACTGTAAATGGTAGAGAACCTGGAATTGATATTCATTGTCTTAATGGTGATATAAACTTGACAGCAGACAATGGTCGTATTAGACTGGTTGCTAGAGATATTGACATTCTAGCAAATGGTGAAACTACAGGCCGTGGTCATGTCAAAATAGAAGCAAACCAAGATATCAAACTTAAAGCCGATGGATCATTTGATCTAAAAGCAGAAGTTGGATATAGACTTTTTACACCTCATGTAGGAAAGATTGTGGCAAATACCGAAATGAAAATTGTATCAAACTTTATCAAAGGATTATCATGTGCATCTTCCAAACTAGTCGGTAAAACAGATCTCTTGAATGTCACAGATTTCACAACATTATCATCTTACGTTTAAATAATTATGGCATGGTCATTCGATGATTTAACTATTCAACACCAACTCAATATTGGTTTAGGTGTCGTTCCATTTTTTGGAGTTGGTCCTGCAAAAGTACGTGGTGCTGCGTATATTGAAGGACCAATGAATGTTGGTACACCATTCCCTCTTTGTTTTGGTGCAGTTAATATTGGACCTCTAATCAATCCAGACTCACCACCACCATTCATTCCTGGTGGGTTCTGCTATGGACCACCCGCAAATCCATTCTCATTAGCAGTCTTGGGTAGTGTTGGTATTCTGGGTGATCTTAATGTTGCTACCAATGCAGTCGTAGGTGCTAATGTTTTAGCACAAGGCATGGTTATAGGTAGTTGTGGAAGACATGTTCTTGCACTTAAAAAAGATCTCCCATTTGACATGCCCCATCCAAATAAGGATGGGTGGAGATTGAGACATGTCTGTATAGAAGGTCCAGAGATTGCTGTATATTGTAGAGGAAAGATTCCACCAAATGGTGTTATTGAACTTCCATCTTTTTGGGATGGTCTCGTCAATAAAGAAGATATGTCCATTAATCTAACACCATTTGGAACTTGGCAAGAACTATTTGTTCAAGAGATTAGATGGGGAAAACAAGTTATCGTAAGAAATAATCTTGGTGGACCTATTGGTGGTGATTACCACATTGTTGCCCGTAGACTAGATGATGATCTTATTGTAGAATATGAGGGTGAATCACATGAAGATTATCCTGGAGGAAATGAAGGGTACTCCTTCAACTTTGAACATAACTATGTTGAAGGATTGATTAAAGACATGGTTAAAGAAAATCTAAACAACATTGAGGAAAAATAATGACATTTACACCAGGAAGCAGACCTGATGGTCCCGATTGTGCAGATAGAGCAGCATATGGAGTTCCATCTGCTCTTGATCAGTACATTACTAAACAGTTTCTACTTGCAGAAGAGGATTATCCAACAGAGGCTTGTCCAAATAGATATTATTCCACTGCAAAGATTGATAACTTTACAGTCACTACATCACTAACTCTTGCTGGTCCTTTAACAGGAACAACCGCAGCATTTTCTGGTTTGGTTTCTGCAGGATCGTTCAGTGCAAACTCGAAAGCATTTAATATTCCACACCCATCACCAGATAAAGAAGGTGTTCGGTTATGGCACGGATGTCTTGAAGGACCAGAACATGCAGTATATGTTCGTGGAAGAGTAACTAATCAGAAAGAAATTAATCTTCCTGCATATTGGAAAGATCTTGTAGATGTTAGGACAATGACTGTTTCACTGACACCTATTGGTGCTCATCAGAATGTTATTGTAAAGAGACTTGATGCTGAAAAAGTATATCTTCAAGCACAGGGTGGTATGCCAATCGATTGCTTCTATCACATTTATGGAGAACGTAAGGACATCGATCCACTGGTAATCGAGCAAGACGAAGAGGGTTGACACGGGTCTCTGATCCTGCTATAATACGTGGGTAAACCAGGGAACACCATGGAAGAGTACGTTAATTCAGTCCTCATCAATATGAGCAAGAGGCAGTTCACGTTGTTCTCAACTCAAGGCAATGAGAAAGTTGTCAAGTGTGATACTTATGATGAGTTCATGAACGTCTTCAAAGTTGTTCGTGATAAAGTTGATGAGGAAATGATCTTCTATACCAAACCAAATGTAGCAGCATGATTGAAGAGTTTGTATCAAAATTAGCAGGAAAGTATAATAATTTAAAGCAAGCACAATCAAGTCCCCGAGATCATTCTCATGTTCATATTGTGTGGACAAACCTTCGTGATGAAGGTAGAATGACCATCAAGCAATGGTATGATCATGAGGGTGAATCAAGTCCTTATCGTGCTAGATGCCATAAGGTCTTAGTAAAAGATAACTCTATCGTTGTTGAAAACTGGGGGACTGATTGGACTCATAGTCCTGCATTCGATATGAGGTTCACACTCATAGACACATTCTATAAAGGTGAACTAATTCATCCAGATCCAATCATTCGTGAAACATCACTTAAAAGTTTCGTAGAATTTGATGGGTATACCTATCGTAGTATGGATCAAGGATGGAAAGGTAGCAAACTTGAGTGGGGTTCATTGACATATTATGAACTCCAAAAGGAAAACGGATTTTAAAATTATGCGACCAAAAACACGAGAGTCAATGGAAATGCTATTTTCCGCAAAATGGAATTTACCAAAAGCTGCAAAGAATTGTGGATTGACAGAAAAGGAAATGAAAATAACATTTAACGAATACTGCGTTTTTCATCCACCCACTTGGCAATTAGATGACACTACTGAACTACTATAGAATTCCTTCAGAGATACCTAAGATTATTTGTGATGAAATTATAAAGAAGTATTATAATGAAGATGAATTAAATATTGCCGAAGTGGGAAAAAATGGAGGAGTCAATTCGGTAAATTACAAATATAGAAAATCAAAAGTATTTTGGATTAATAATGATACTTGGATTGCGGGAATGTTGGCACATTTTGCCAATAGTGCAAATTCATTATATTTTAATTTTGATATAGATGGATTTAGAAAACATATTCAATTTACTGTATATGATTCTGAAGGTGATTATTATGGATGGCATATTGATGTGGATAACGAATCTTTATCTGAAAAACTTACTAGAAAACTTAGTATTGTTATGTGCTTATCATCAAAGGATGATTATGAAGGTGGTGAATTTGAACTATATTGGCCATCATCAACAATGAAAGAAACAATTAAACTTGATTGTGGTGAAGTTATAGTGTTTCCATCAATATTGCAACATAGAGTAAGACCAATTAAATCGGGAAAAAGGTTTTCATTAGTTGGTTGGATGGGAGGACCACCATTTAAATAAATTTCGGAAGTGTAGCTCAATTGGCAGAGCGAGAAGCTTATACCTTCTGTATGCACCAGATTAGTGCGCGGTTGTGGGTTCGAGTCCCACCACTTCCATCAAATTATTACTATAATTATATTGATAAATAGACCTATAGGAATTTAACGCGTTAATACAATGGGTCTTAGTCGTCTGGATAATTTTCTAAAGAGTACCAAAGGTGAGATTCTTTATGTAGATCCCTCAAGTCTTGATTCTACAGATAGCATTGAGAATAAGGGTAACTCTTTAGCAAGACCATTTAAAACAATTCAAAGAGCACTGCTAGAGGCAGCTCGTTTCTCCTACCAAGCAGGAGAAAATAATGATAGGTTTGGTAAAACAACTATTTTACTCTATCCTGGTGAGCACGTCGTAGATAATAGACCAGGATGGATACCAATTCATGATCAAGTACCAAACACGTACAGACTTAGATCTGGTACAACTTCTGATGACTTCCCACCACTAGATGTCAACAGTAACTTCGATCTAGATAGTCCCAATAACGCACTATATAAAATTAATAGTATTAATGGTGGTGTTATCATTCCTAGAGGTACATCACTCGTAGGTCTTGATCTTAGAAAGACCAAAATTATTCCCAAGTACATTCCCAACCCAGAAAACGACCAAATCGAAAGATCTGCAATTTTTCGTGTAACGGGAGCATGTTACATGTGGCAGTTCTCCGTCTTTGATGGTGATCAGACTGGTACTGTATATAAAGACTATACAACTAACGCATTCGTTCCCAACTTCTCACACCATAAACTCACAGTATTTGAATATGCTGATGGTGTAAATCCAGTATCTATTAATGATGACTTCTTAGTCTATAATGATACAAATACTGACCTTGAGATGTATTATCAAAAGGTTGGTTTTGCATATGGTAAACCATCTGGAAGAGAAGTTTCACCAGACTATCCTTCCGATACTCTAGATATTGAACCAAAGGTTGACGAATACCGTATTGTTGGTTCTACTGGTGCTGAAGTAGGTATTACTAGTATCAAGTCTGGTGATGGTACTATTGCTACAACAGAAATTACAGTCACCTTAGAGACTGAAGTTCCTGGACTAGATGTAAATACTCCAATTCGTATTGAAGGTATTGCTGATGAGGGTTATGATGGACAATTTGCCGTATTTGAAGTTCTATCACCAACAGAGATTAAATATCAAGTATCTGTTCCACCAAATAATCCTCTACCAGCATCAACTTCTGGTTCAACACTGAATATTTCTGTTGATACTGTCACATCCGCATCACCATATATCTTTAACATATCATTGAGATCTGTTTTTGGTATGTGTGGTCTCCATGCAGATGGATCAAAGGCAACTGGATTTAAGTCTATGGTTCTAGCTCAATTCACGGGAATTGGACTTCAGAAGGATGATAATGCGTTTGTTAAGTATAATTCAACTACTGGATTATATGAAGGAACTCTTGCTGCAGGTAATGAAAATATTCATACAGACTCCGAAGCAAGATTTAAACCATCATACGAAAACTTCCATATTAAGTGTAGTAACAATTCACTACTACAGATCGTTTCGGTCTTCGCAATTGGTTTCAATAACCACTTCTTATTAGAGTCTGGTGGTGATGCGTCTATCACTAACTCCAACTCTAACTTTGGTGCTAAAGCTCTTGTTTCTAGAGGATTCCGTCCAGATGCATTCGCAAGAGACGATATTGGTTATATTTCACACGTAGTTTCACCAAAAGAAATTGAGTCTGTTGAGGCAGGTATTGAATTCTTAGGTATTGATGTTGGTGTTACTACTGCTGTAGGTATTGCAACAACCAGCAAACTATTCCTATATGAAGAGAATAACTTCGATATTCCACCAGCAACAGTCATTGATGGATATCGTGTTGGTTCAAATAAAGATGAAGCATTGAAGGTTCTTCTTGCTGAAGGCAATGAAATTACAACCTACCATTCTAAAGTTGTAATGCCTAACACTGAAGGCACTGTAAATGAAAAGATATCTGAAAAAATTCACAAAGTAAAACAAACTGCTGGTGTAAACGTCATTCTATCTAATACACTCACTCTACAAGGAAATCACACTTTCCTAAATGGTGAAACTGTTAGAGTTATTAGTGAAAATGGTGGACTACCTGATGGTGTTGAGGAAGAAAGAGTATATTATGCAATTACTACGGCAATTGCTCCCAATCCAGCACTTGGAGCAAATCAATTAAAACTTGCCGCAACTCTAAACGACGCAAACAATGATATCCCAATCACTCTCAACAATACTGGTGGTATTCTTAATATTGTAAGTAGAGTATCTGATAAATCTGCTGGAGATCTTGGACATCCAGTTCAATGGGATGGAACACAAAGTCAATGGTATATTAATGTATCTACTGGTAGCACTGATGCAAGCATTTATAAGCAACTTTATGATAGAGGTGTTGCACAACTAGGTGAAACGACTCCAAGAACATTTGTACTCAGAAAACCATCTGATAGGAATATTGAAGCAAGCATTTATAAAATGCGTTATGTTCTACCAAAGGATTCTCCAACACTAGGTAGACCTCCTGTTGATGGATTTATTATCCAAGAATCAAATAATATTGATGGTGCTTCCGATACTGAAGTCGCAAAATACCTAAGTTTTGATAGTGAAACACTGTCAAATTCAACTGAGTTCAGAAACTTTAAGTTTATTGCAGATGCTGAATGGAGTTCTGTTGATAGTAAAGCAACAATTAGAACAGAAATACCGCATAATTTGACTGCTGGTTCTCAAGTAGAAATCATCAATACAATTAGTGGATTTAACACCACAGGAAAAGCAAATCTAGGATTTAATGGTACATTTATTGTAGATAATATTGTATCTAGAAAAGAATTTAAAATTGATATTTTAACAAATCCAGGTGATTTTACGAGTGATACATCTATTCGTAATCAAAATCTTCCAAAACTTAAGAAGAAAAAGCACAATGGAACTTTTGTTGTATACAAATCAGATGAGATTCAAAGATATGTACAGAATGAGCAGGATGGTGTATATCACTTAACTATCATTAACTCATCAAATACACCAAATGTTTCACCATTTACTGGTGTAAAACTATCACAACCTCTTGATAACTTATATCCAGAGTATGATAGAGATAATCCAAAATCTGATCCAGATCCTGCAAGATGTTTTGCTGTTGCGGATCCGATTGGTAAGGTTGTTATCAATGATCCAGAAAAGAGTATTACTAAAGAAACAGTAATTTCCAAATTAGAAAATAATGGTATTGGTATTGGAATTACTGATATCTTATCTCAAGATGAGGTTAATGGTTATAGACATACGATCTTTACAAAATCTGATCACGGACTTAATAGAATTATAGAGGTTGAGATTGTTGATCCAGGATCCAATTATGGATCTGGTATTGGTGTAACTGAAAACCTTTATAATGCAGAATTGATTGGATATGGTGGATCAGTTACTGGTGATAAAGCAACTGCAAGAGTTCAGGTATCATCTGCTGGTACACTTGCCAGTATTCAAATTATTGATGGTGGTTCTGCATATGGTGTAGGAAACACTATGTCTGTTGTTGGTATTGCGACAACAACAGGTCATACTGCAGGTTCTGTAAGAGTAACTAAAGTCTACAATAACATTGGTGACTCTATTAGTATTGAAAGAGTTAGTGACCTTTATCAGGATTATAATACCACATACCAAATCAATGATCTTAGTGTTGGAGAAACTAATAGTTTTGACGTAATATCTGCTACTTCAGTTGGTATTGGTTCTACAATCAGTGGAATTGGTGAATTAAATGCATCAGACGCATTTGCATATCTAAACGGACCAGCATTTAATATCACCAATTCTGATTTCACACCAGCAACTGGTATTGCTACATTTACAACAGGAATTAATCCACACGGATTGCAAGTTAATGATCGTGTTTTGATTGGTGGTGCAACTGGAGATAGTGAAGCATTCAATGGAGAATTCTTAATTCAGAGAGTTGATTCACTAACTGAACTTGTTGTCAATGTCGGAATTTCAACATTAGCAACTGTTACTCTTGGTGGATCACCAGCAGTATATCCCACTACGTTGGGTGCTAAAGGTGGAGAAATTACTATAGGTGATGAAAGTTTCAGCAGCAGACTTTCAATTCCATATGGTAATCTTTATGGAAGTCTTGCATTAGCAATGACAAAACTTGATAGTACGATGAATATTACCGATCTTGATGATCTTGATTTGAAAATTGGTGACTTTATTCTTATTGATAGTGAAATCATGAGAGTCAAGCAAACTGTGACTGGAAATCCAGTTCAGGTTTACAGAGGTCTCTTAGGAACACAAGCAGAATCACATATCAGTGGATCCGCATTCAGAAGGATTGATGCAAAACCAGTAGAACTAAGAAGGCATTCTATTATTCGTGCTTCTGGTCATACATTTGAATATCTTGGTTATGGTCCTGGTAACTATTCTACTGCGTTCCCAGATCGTCATGATCGTCAACTGAGTGCTTCGGAAGAAGTTCTTTCCCAATCATTCCAAGAAGAAGGTGGATTTGTTGTTTACACTGGTATGAATAGTGATGGTGACTTCTATATCTCCAATAAGAGAGTCATTACTACTGCAGGTGATGAAGAAGTATTCTCCACACCACGTCCTAGATTTAGAGGTGAATCTAAGCAGATTCCAGATACTAAACTTGGATTCAATGTCATCAAAGCATCCGAAGTTAATGTCTCTGATGCTGTAAGAGTTGATGGTGGTGATAGTAAAACTACTATTTCACAGTTTGATGGTCCACTTCTTGTTAATAATAAACTTACTGTTACATCAAATAAAGGATTAGAATCTCCAAGTCTATTCCTACAAGGTGAAGAGACGGTTTCTAGGAAGTATACTGTAGGTGTTACTCAACCAGCATCTTCTGTTGAACTTGTCGGAGAGGGTGCAGGAAACCCAGGTGATATTATCTTTAACGGCAACCCATTCAAAGGTCAAAATGCTGGTTGGGTTTATACTACTGATAATGATTGGTATCCTTGGGGTGCTATTTCCAATAAAACAGATGTGTTTGAGATTGGTGGATACTTCATTGGTACATTTACTGGTGATGGATCTGGTCTCTATGACGTGTCTGATATCTGGGCAATCGATGCAACAGGTATTCACACTACTCGTAATGTAGGTTTTGGTTCTACAAATAGTTCCAAAGCAGACGTTTCCATGTATGTTGAAGGAAACGCAGAGATTAGAGGCACCATGAAGGTGTTTGAAATCATTGAAAACACTACTCTAGACAACTCTACAGTCATTGGTATCGGCACTACAATTGTTCATGCTGATCTAGATAAATCTTCTATCTACTACTTCACACAAGATGCTGGTGATAACTGGGCAGTGAATATGAGAGCACGTGCGGGACTTGCACTGACTGAATTCTTAGAAGTTAGTGAGTCTATCACAGTTGCGATCACTACAAAACAGGGTCCGACACCATATTATAATGATGAAGTTTATATTGATGACATTAGAATGTCTCCAAGATACTATGGTTCATTAGCTATAAATACTGGAAATGCGAACAGTATAGATCTATATACTTATGTGTTGGTCAGGAAATCAAATACTGGTGATCCAGTAACTGACTTTGATGTTCTGTACTCACAATCTCAATATCAGTAATATTTCGGAGGTTTTGGTAAATGCCTTTAATTGGTGCTCAGGGTCCTGGATCTAATATATCATGGAGAGGTAATCTTGATGAATATCCAGATTCCTTTAGTTTTGTAGAAGTTACTGAGGTATTTCCTGGAACAGCGGCAACGTGTTCTCCAGAAACTATTACGGGTATCAACTATAAGGCACTAGTAACAGCAACTGGTGCTGGAGCTTCAGTTAGAGTTACTCCATATATTGAAGAAACTGATTCTTATGGACCAGTAGGACCATTCCTACCTGGTGATGATGTAGATAATAACCCCGTCATCATCCGAAATAAAGATAAAATTGAAATTCAAGTAGTAACTGAAGCACCTGCTGTACTTGGTAGAGATGCATTTAATAGAACATATCCCGTAAACGTTACTATTGGTAAAAGAGGTCCAGAAGGTTGGTTTGCTAAAACAAGACTGTTAGATGACGATCCCATCCCATTCGATTTCGTCGATCTTAATAATCTTGAGATTAACACTCTTACCAATAGTGATGTCGTAACAGTTGATGACATCGACAATACGATTGGTGTAGATATTTTTATCGTTGGTACAGGACAACTCCAAGTAAATGGAAATGGAGTCTGGACTCAAACGGCAAAGATTTTTGATGGACAGACACTACAGTTAAGAAATACTACATCAAATTTTTATTCCACCCAAGTAGAAACAGTTGTTCAAATTGGCATTTTCCAGGCTAATTGGATAATCCAAAGTAGGGCAGCAGATACTACAATCAACGATTTTACGTTTAATGACATTGTTGATGTAGATATTAATACAATTCATGAAAGCAATTCAATCACTATCAGTGGTGCTGATGAGAACTTAAATGGGAATAACCCACTACCTCTCACTTTTAGTGGTAATGGTCAGTATAAAATCACCAGAGGTGGTTCTACAGTACAAGACTATACAGATACATCACCATCCAGTTGCAATAATGGTGATGTAATTACCTTAAAGCAAACAGCATCTGGCAATTATCTTGCAAAAACTGATGCAACACTAACCGTTGCAAATCGGTCAGACACTTATTCTGTAACAACTCGACCAAGACCGATTGATACAATCCCAAATCAATTTACTTTTACTGATCAAAATAACGTACTCAGAAATGAATTAATTTATAGTAATACAATTACCTTAGCAGGTATGACTGCGTTTGGTGATGAAGGCACTGCTAGTATTGGTGGAAATGAGTCTTCACAATATCAAGTTACTAGAAATGGATCAGTAGTAAGAAGTTGGACTAAGAATTCATTTGGAGTTCAACTTGGTGATCAAATTCAATTAAGACTATTGTCAGCAACAGCATCTCAAGGAACGAGAAGTGCTACATTTACTATTGCTGGAACAAATACATTTAATGTTATTACTGGAGTTAATGGATCCACATCAGACACTTGGAATGTAACATCAAAAGCAAGAGATTGTGGAGTCACAAGTTTTAGTCTCCCAAATATACCAGAAGCATCATCTACACTAAATCCTGGTCAACAGGCAAGTACAGAATTTACAGTTAATGGAAGTTTTGAATTTGATTGTAATATTTCTGCAACTACATCTAATGCCAACTCATTCCTTAAGAAGAAAGGAACTACTCAGCAAGGCACAACATTAAGTAATCTTGTTGCTGGAGATGTCGTTCAAGTCTACATGACAACTCCATACTATTGTAGCACTAGAACTACAACAGTAAGTTTATCTGCAGCATTCACAACACCTGGTTCTGTTAAAAGTGCTAATTGGACAATATCACCAAAAGCACCTCCACTACCAACATTAAATCTAACTGCAGATAATCTTAATCCACCGTTTGTCTTCCCAGATGGAGGAAGCACTACAATTAGATATTCATATACACATGTTACTAACAGTTCAGTAACTGCCACTGGTCCTGGTGGATTTAGTAATTTGAGTAGTATTCCAGTTACGACTCTTGGTGATCAAACAAAGAGTGGAAGTAGGGCAGTATCAGATCTAGCAAGTGGGCAAAGTACATTTAAATTAACTGTTTCTAATTGTACTGGAAGCGCAACAGATCAAATTAATGTTATTACTGGAACTCCACCAGCACCGACATTATTCTTCTGTGTTAATAGAAATCCTCCCACAAGTGGTTGTCCCACATCATTTAATATTCAGAGAGGTGGTAATGCAACTTTATATTGGTCATCAACTAATGCAATTAAAGTAGAAGCTACTAGTGGAAGTGGATTTAATACTTCCAATAAACAAAGTGGTAGTGACTCAGTAACTCCTGCGTCTGATGGTGAAGTTTATACTGCAAAAGCAACTGGTGCTGGAGTAAGTCCTCAAACAGTTACCAAAACTATTATTTTTAGATTTAAACCAACAGTTACTTTAAATGTAACACCTGCAAATGTAATTACTGGCAATCCTGTAACCATCACATGGTCTGCTACTGATGCTGATTTAGTAACTTCTAGTAGTGGTCAAGATTTTAATAATATTAGTGCTCTAAGTGGTTCAAAAACCACAACTATGAGTCAAGATGGAAATTATACTTGGTCTATTACGGTTAAGGATAATGGAAGTGGTGAGAGTGATACCGCAAGTGACACAGTAACAGTAATTGATGATACAACTGTTGATAATTATAATATGAATCCATCAAGTGAAACTAACCGAAATCTTGGTGAAAGAAGAGAATCTCAACCAAGATTTACTTCTTCTCCCGTAAACTTTGTTCATGGTCTATCTCCTGGTGTAAGTGTAACTGCTAAAGTTAGTGGTGGTGGTGCTACATTCCTTAATGGAAGAACCACAAAAATTGTATCGAATGGAACTTCTTGTAACGATCTAAGAATTAAGATGAATGCATCTAGTTCTTTCAGCTCTACAAAAACTGCCACAATGAACATTGGTGGAGTTAGTAAAACCTTCTCAGTAAGAACAAAAAGTTGTACAGTAGAAAATGGTACATATGGTCTTGCTGGATGTACATTAAAAACTAGGAGATTCCTCAACAATTATGGTGTTAATATCATGGGTTTCATGGGTCTTAGTAATTGTAGTGGAACAACTGGAGGAGCTAGAGAACAGAGTACTTCAGGAACTGTAGATAGATTTTCAAATCAAAAGAATTCAACATTTACTCTACCTCAAGGAACTGCAAGAATAGAAGCAAAAGGAGTTGCTGGTGGAGGTGGTGGTGGAAAAGATCAAAATGAAGGTGGTGGTGGAGGAGGAGGAGCTGGATCCTTTAATGTCGAATGGAATCAAGCAGAGGGTGGAGATGTAGTTACATTCTGGGCCGGTAGAGGTGGTAATGGTAAGGGTGGTAATGCTGGTTCTGGAGATCCTGGAGAATCTTCTTTCATCGAAATTAGAGGAGCTCGACAACGCAGCAGAGCAAGTTGTGGTGGTGGTGGTGGTGGTGGTGAAAATAATGGAGGAGGTGGTGGAGGTGGCCAAGGTAGTGGTTCATCTGGACGTTCTGGTGGTGGTAGAAGAGGTGATGAAGGTGGGCATGGTGGTGGTGCCGCTAGGATGAATGGTGGGCAATGTTCTTCTGGACAGGCAGATCCTGGTTCAAAACCATGCGATCAAGGTGGACCAGGACAAGGCACTGATGCTGGTGGTGGATGTGGAGGAAGTAATAGACAAGAAAAAGGAACAGAAGAAGGTGCGTCTGGAAACACCTATGGTGGAGGTGGATCTGGTGGTGGATGTGGTAATGGTGGTGGCAGAGGTGCAGATGGACTTGTAGTTATTAAATATTATATTGAATTTGCAAGAGCAAATAAAGTTGATGTTATGAGAAGAATTAATAGAGCATATTGGGATGATCAAGCGAGGCCAGCAACTGGTGATGAAGTCAAAGTTTGGTATAATCGATTTAAAGATAATCCTGCAGGATATCCCACTCTAGACAGTATGTACAATACTATCAAAAGTAATCTTGGTGGATCAAGAAGTGGTGGAAATCCAAGAGACAACTGTGGAAATGCGTATCCAAGATATACATAAATAGGATTAGTAAAAAATAAATTGGGGGGAGAGTGAACCCCAGGAGAATCGATGGGTATTAACAAGAATTTTGTCGTTCGCAATGGTATTGAAGTTGCGAATACCTTGTTATATGCAAATGATGAAACTAATCGTGTTGGTATTAACTCAGGAACACCTGAACATGAATTGGATGTCATCGGTGATGCTGCTATTGATGGTGCATTATTTTCACCCGTATCAACTGGTGGCACTAGTGGTGTAACTGGTCAATATTTACAATCTACTGGAGATAAGTGGAGATGGGAATCATTTCCAGTCTCTAGACAAACAGAAATATTTACACTTACTGCAGGACAAACTAGACTTCCTGCCACTGGAACTTTTGGTTCATTCATACTTACAGAAACGGATCTAACCAGTGTATTCCTTGATGGTGTAAAACTTACTGCTGGTGATTATGCAATTAATCCTGGTGGTGGATCTATCACACTGTTTGCTGCAGCATTTGGTGGTGAAGAGGTAGAACTTATTGGTCACGGTGTTGCATCTGTCGGTGCAGGAAACACTGGTATTCTTGGTGTTTCTGTTAGAAAGGCAGGTATTGATAGTGGAACTGCTGGCAGAATTCAAATCCTCGACTTTGTTGGTCTAGGTGTTACTCTAGATGGAACATCAGGTCTGGTCACTGCATACATTGACTCTGGTGGTCTAACAGATGTTCTTTCTGATCCATCACCACAACTTGGTGGATACTTAGATCTAAACAATAGAGGTATTGCAGGTGTAGGTGTCATTACTGCAACAGAATTTCATGGTGATGGTTCCAATATCACTGGTATTTCTACTCTCAATATTGTAGATTATGGTGTTGGACTAGGTGAAGGTTCTGGTGGTCCATCAGGAGTATTTGGATTACTCAATGGTGATGCTGCTGTCGGTATCTTTACTGATACTGCTGCAGTTGGTTTGGGGACAACAAATCCAAGATTCCAAACAGAAATTGGTCCTGTAGGTGCTGCTGGAACTCAACTTTGGGTCAATGGAGACGCAAGAATTACTGGAATTTTAACAGTTGGTTCATCCAGTATTACAATTGATGGTATTAATGATGAAATTAGAATTGGTACATCTCTTACGATTACTTCTGATGGTGGAGCACAATATGCTGGTATTGTTACTGCATCTGGATTTGATGGTGACTTAGTTGGTCAGCACAAAGTCTTTACTGCAGGTGTATCTAATAGTGATGATTATGATCTTGCACTATTCCTTGATCCAACCCAAGGTGGTCATACATTTAATAGATATGATCTGAGTGGAAAACTACAATATAATCCTTCTACTGGTCAACTCTCTAATGCTGGTGTTACGAGTACACGTGGATTACAATCAACTGGAATTTCTACATTTACTGATGAAGTAACATTCCAGAATAATATTCAACTTGGAAATAATGATCAGGCAATCTTTGGTGCAGGTAATGACCTAAGAATTTACTTTGATGGTACAAATAGTTATATCCAAGATCAAGGTGGTGGTGGTCTTAACATTGACGCAAATCCATCCGTTACTATTGGACAATATGGAACTACTGCAGAGATGGCATCCTTTAGAGTGGGTGCTGGTGTAAGTCTTTTCTATAATAACTCTAAGAAGTTTGAAACTATTAGTACAGGTGCTACTGTAACTGGAACACTTTATGCGACATCATTTAATGGTCCGTTAACTGGTGATGTAACTGGCAATTCAACGGGACTGAGTGGTTCTCCTAATATTACGGTAAGTTCGGTTGGTGTTGGAACTATAAATCCAAGAACACCTCTACAAGTTGAAGAAGTCTATGGTGTTTACACTGACTATGGATCATTCACCGCAACAGCAGGTGTTACTACAACAGGTGACGCTGGTTGGGTAATTGCAACTGATGACTTTAAGACTGCAGAATATACATTATATTTCCAACATTCATCTGGAATTCAATCTCAAAAAGTTCTTGTGATGAATGATGGAACTACAGCATATGCTCAAGAATATGCGATCATGTATAATAATGATCTTCTAGTTTCTGTTGGTGCAACTGTAAATGCTGGAACTTGTGAATTACAATGGACACCAGAAACTGGGGTGAGTGGAATTGTTACATATAGAGTAGTAAGGGAGACCATGCTTTGATGCAAAGATACGAATTATCCGTTACAAGTCCAGAATATTGGACTGAGATTCATGATGCATTAATTGTAGACTCTAATCAAGATGGTATTCCTGATAGACAAGTAGCATGTACAGATTTTAAAGAACATAGTTCTACTCGTGGAACTTATGAACTGACAGAAGAGGAAGCAGCAGAGATTGCTGCTCATCCTCATATTAAATGGATAGAATTATCACCTATTGATAATCCAGATTCATATCCAGAACCTCAATTTGCCACAAAAAGATTTAAGAAGAATGTAAAGTTCTATCGTGATGTACTTTCTGCAAGCATACCTGCAACTAATCCAACTGATGTAGAACTAGATAGATCTAATTATGGTGTAGCAAGGCCAACAGTCAGGCAAACTGGCACATTTTTTTCAGATAATAGTGGTACTGTTGCAGTTCAAGAAGGTGACGTTTCTTTCACTCTAACTGGTAGGAATGTGGATGTAATTATTCATGACTCTGGAGTTTTACAATATCATCCAGAGTTTATGGATGGAAATAGTCAATCTAGAGTAAGAGATATTATTCTTGATGGTCCATATTATATTGATCCAGATTACTTTATCTCTAATGGATATACAACTACAAGAGCAGATGGTAGAGTAACAGGACAAGAATCAGCATCTAGAGATTGGTGGACAAACAGTTTAAATAGATCTGCACAGTTTCAATCAGAAGGAACTATTACAGTATCTGCAAATTATACTGAAGCAAGATCTATGGGTGGATCTTTAGATGGTACTAATAGTTTAACAAGTGGACACGGAACTGCATGTGCATCATTAGTAGCAGGTAAAAACTTTGGTAATGCTTTTGAAGCAAATATTTGGAACATGCCTGGTATTGGTGACAATGTTTCAATGGGTATTGAAACTAATTATGATGCGATGAAACTTTGGCAACGTCTAAAACCAGTTAATTCATCAACTGGTAGAAAGAATCCAACGATTATTAATGGTAGTTGGGGATATCAAGCAGCATTCTCATCTAGTGATACCGTAATTTATAATTTTAGAGGTTCAACAGGTTCATTTATTGGAGATGCATCAGTAACAGATCAAGTTACTGCAATGAAAAGTGGATTGAGTAATCAAGTCAATGGTGCATATAAATCTTGGTCATCTTCTTCACGTTCCAATTCAACTGATGCTGCTGCAAATGAATTGATGTTAGAAGGTGTCATTTATGTTGCAGCAGCAGGAAATAATAATCAAAGACTAGGTATTGGTGCAACTGATCCAGATAGATTAAATTATTTGGAAGATGATTACTTTAGTACAACGGACCCTAGAGATGAATTTCCATCAACTACAGTTCCTTGCAATCATCGTGATTGGATGAATCCTCAGGGAATTGGATTTGATGAGTCAAAAGACTTTCATCCTGTTGTATGTGTTGGTGCATTAGAAGATACTTTGACTACTCCTGGTGCAGAATATCAGGCATCATATTCAAACAATGGTCCTGGTATTGATGTTTGGGCTCCAGCAGATGAAACTCTTGCTGCTGGTGGAGTTTTTTCTGATGGTGGATATAATGATTATGAAAGATATGATGATTCTAATTTTTATGATGCATCTTTCAATGGAACTTCTGCTGCATCTCCCGTTGCATGTGGTTTGATTGCATTATTTTTAGAAGCAAATCCAACTGCAGATTCTAGAGCAGTTCATAATTGGTTAAAAGATCATGGCACTACTATTTTACCAGTAACTACAACTTCTGGTTCTGGTGATGGTTTTTATTCTGCAATTAATGACGACACTCAAACAAATTATTGGACTGGAAGTTATAATTTAAGAGGTGCAGATCCAAGAGTTACTTATAACCCATATGCTAATGATGATAAAGTTTCTATGGAAAATATAACTCTTGAAGGAATAACTATATCATACGAATAAATAACTAAAAAAACCATGGCAGATAAAAATTTTGGTGTAAAGAAAATAGAACTGATTGGTTCTTCTGGAGTACCCAAATTAACTAGTCCCACAAATCTCAATCTAGATGCAAATACTGTTGCTATTAGCACAGATGTTACTATTGGTGGTAAAGTTCAGTCTGACGTAATTGTAGGAACTGGATATTCTGTAGGTATTGGTAGCACTCAACCACAGAAAGCACTTGATGTGACTGGTGAGATTCTAGTAACTGGTGGTATTAGTACAAATGGAATTGGTACAGCAGTTTCATTAAATGTTATTGGTAATAATTTAGTCATTACTGTTGGTGCATTATCCACAACAATTACTATGGGATAAATAGGAGATTGTGAGAAACTAAATACTCTTAAGAGATCCACCTAGCTAAAGAAATAGATGACTAGAAATAGTAGAGAATTATCTCAATTTGCATCTTTTGTTGAAATTAGAGATGCCAATCAAAACATAGGATTATCAACATCTTTAGTCATGTTGGGTGGTGTTGGTATCGGTAGCACAGTCGGTGACTATCTAACAGAGAGAACAGCAAGAGGTTCTACTGCTGATGATTCACTGATTAACTTTAATGAGACATATTTACTAGACGATGTTTATATTGAAGGAAACTTAAATGTTGATAATGGATCTAGTGGTTCTGTAACTGGTTTCGGAGCAACATTCCCCAAGTTAAACGTAGGTGGACTCACAACAACTAGGGATCTTGTAGTTACTGGAGTTACTACGCTTGCCCGTGACTCAGGAATGGGAACGGTTTATATTGGACAACCAAATGTTCCTGTTGCTGGAGCACAAGGTGGTAATGCGGCAAATAGTAATGCTGATATTGGTATCGCAGTCACTGGTCCTGGTGGTACTATCAATGGTTCTGCGGATGATGATTTTACAGCACACGGTTTAGTTGTAATTGATAATGTTGGTGCAGCAGATCCCAAAGAAGTAGCACTATATGTTTCTGGTAGAGTTCACTTTAATGGTGGTGATCCACTTATCACTGATCCTATAAATGGTGGTGAGACTGGTTTAGGAACTGAGTTCGTTGTTGTTCCCGAATCCCTATTTTATGACACCATCACTTGTATGGAGGACATTAATATCGTCCGTGAACCAGGTAATTCAGAAAAAGCAAGGTTGAGAGTATTTAATGATCAACGTGAAGGTGACTGGGCACAAGCAGGTATTGATACAGAAGCAGCTTCTGCCGCCATTTTCACCACTGGTGGTATGGAGGTTCGTCAATTTGGACAAGTTGGTTATGGATTTAGTGTTTCCGAATATATTGAAGTTGGTTATGGATTAGGTGGAACTAGTGGATCTGAAGATCATCTCGGTGATGATGTACTCAGTAGATTTTACGGAAATATGAATTTGGAGATGCCAATCCTTTCGATTGGTATGACACCATCTTCTAAACAATCATCATTTGCTCCATTGGGAAAAACTGAGGTTAATACTGATGGTGCAGTATTCTCAAATTTATTACCAAATACTAATAACATTCCAACTGGTGGTATTGGTAGTGACGGTGGTCGTTGGAATACTATTTTTAGTAACTTCTTAGATGTTGGTCCTGAGGGAACTGACAGTCAAGCAAATTTGGTGAACCTAGACGTTGGTTTGGGTGCAACGATTGCATATCTAAATGTTGCTGGAGTTGGTAATACGGATGAAAATGAAATATACCTAGATGTTGGTCCAGGTAAGTCGAGGTTTGCTAATGTTGATAGTGCTGGTTTCTTTAATCATGTTGGTGTTGCAACAATCAATGGATTCTTAAACGTTATTAGTGATAATTTCAATAATGCATTCGTTTCTACTGCTTTCCAAGCAAATAATGTAGACGTTTATAAGCAAGATGTAAATAATAGCACAAATCCTGAGTTCTTCTATCCAGCAATGGCAAATGCTGGAACTTCTCAGACTGATGCTGGAGCACAAATGTTTGTTAATCCAGGTTTCTATCTGGATGCATTTAGTACAAGTCTATTCGTACACAATAACTTAAGTGTTCTTGGCACTGCAATCAATGCATCAGTAGAAAATCCAGAATTAAGATTTGACCTATTAAATTATGGTGTTACTGAACTGAATTTTGCAGGTGGAGCACAATTCATTGACATGGGTCAAGGTGAACAGGCAGGATCTATTACATCAATTAGAAGTGAAAATACAGAACTTACAAGACTGATTCTATCACAAAATGAAATTAAAGCAAGTGATAGGCAAGTAAATATCACACTTGATAGTGCTACTTCAACAGCATTTGCAGGTTTCGTTCAGATTGGTGGTACTCATATTAAGTGCGACTCTAATGTTATTGATATTGCTGATACATCACAAAGAGCAGACTTATTCAAATCTGGAGAAGATGTTGTTATTGGTGCAGATGATATTGGTATTGCTACCATTAGGAATAATGTCACAGAACTTACTGGTTTCTTGAGACTTGGTAAGAATGTTATTCAATCATCTGACGAATTTACTGCAATTCAAATTGGTCTTGGTGCAACATATACTGAAATTACTGGTGATTTAGTTGTTGGTGGAAGAGATATTCAAGATGGTATTGGTGTTACTAACATTACAATAGAAGGTGATTCTAAAACTATTCTTTATGGTGATCTAGAAGTTCGTGGAAATCAAATTCTAGCATCTGATAGTACAGTTAATATCTTGATGTTTGATGCTCAGGAACTAACAAGTTTCACTGGTGACATCAGAGTTGAAGGAAATAATATTCTAGCAGGTACTGGTGATACTAATATCACTATGGTAGCAAATAATAATACCATATTTGCTGGACCAATTCAAGTCGGTGGTAACATCATTCGTGCAAGTAATGGTCAAGATAATATCACAATGGATAGTGATATATTGACAACTGTCACAGGTGATTTACAAGTAGGCACAGGCACTATGCGTGCTGGTGGTGGAACAATCTGTATTGCAATGGATGATGGCACTGGTAATGTTGCAATTTCAAGTGATGTTACTGCTAATAGTGCATTCTTCAATGGTAATGAAGCAAGACTGAATGTTGAAGATGTTAACATTAGAGATAACCTTCTCACACTTGGTCTCATTGAAGATCCACTTAATCAAGGAACACTTATTCCACCTAATGTAGCAGTAGGAAATACTGGTGATGCTGGTATTTTGATGGCACGTTATGATGTTGGACTTTCAACTCATAAGTATGCTGGTATTTTCTATGATCAATCTGCTGGAAGAGTTGCAATCCGCACCGATGTAAATATTGATCCTGGCACTGGTGAAGTTGGAAGAGATCGTTATCTCCTACCTCAAGGACTTCCATCTGAGATAGAGTTACAAAATCTCTATATCAACATAAGCAACACTCTTGGAATCACTACAATCTTTGAAGCAAATACTATTGACACAGGAGTAGAGGTAAAAGAAGTTCTAAATGTTGTAAATGTTGAGATTGATGCTGGGTTGTATTGACAAGATACCTAAAAGTTGCTACAATCTCTCTGTTGGGGTTAGAAAGGAAATAGCTTTAAGACCTTGACACGTCTATATAATGCTAGAAAATTGCTAAAGGAGTATCTTTATGGACCCATCTGAGATTTCATTACAAACACCATCAAAATCTTTTGAGTATGAAAGACTTTCAAGAGATATTGATAAGATTGAAGATATTGAGGGTCTACGAACGATGCTTAAATCATATGTAAAATTATATTTCAAACAACAAGAGACGATGAAAATGATCTGATAGAACCAGTTTGCGAACTGTCACAAGCACCTTGACTTTAGGGTCTGGGTGCTTTATAGTATATTCATTGATACGGAAAGCACTTGACCATTTCTCTTCGTCCTCATCAGCAACGTGCTTGCGATGCTATGTTGAAGCACGATCTTGGACAAGTAATCGTTCCGACTGGTGGTGGTAAGACTATCACCATGATTCAAGATACTATTACAACACACGATGCAATCAACAGTGGCACCACTACTGTTGTTGTTGCTCCTCGCATTCTTCTTGCTGAGCAACTCTGTAGTGAGTTTATGGAACTTATTGATCCTAATAACAGTGATCCATATTTGCATGTAATGCACGTTCATAGTGGTGAGACTCATTACTTTAGTTCTACTAAACCAGATCAGATTCATCTATATGCTGGCACTGCTCGTAGCATGGGTGAGAACATGATCATCTTCACTACTTATCATTCTCTTCATCGTGTGATGGAAGCAGATATTGAAGTCAATACAATATATTTTGATGAGGCACACAATTCCGTTACCCGTAACTTCTTTCCTCCTACTGAGTTTTTCAGTCATGATGCTGATCGTTGCTATTTCTTTACTGCAACTCCGAAGCATTCTATTACGGTAATGAAACCTGGCATGAATGATCCTGAAGTTTACGGTCAGGTTATTTGTCAGGTTCCTGCACCCGAACTGGTCAACAACGGTTTCATCATTCCTCCTAAGGTTGTTGTCAATCAACTAGATAATGCAGATCTTTATCCTGATGTTCCTGTCCGTGATTCTGCACATCTAATCAAGACTATTGATGAGACTGGTGCTGATAAAGCACTGATCTGCTCAAAATCTACTAAGAATATCATCAACCTGATTGGTCAGTCTGATTTTACTTTTCAACTGGAAGTACGTGGTTATTCTTACATGTATATCACTGCCAAGACTGGTGCAGTGATTGATGGTCGTAAGGTCAATCGTGAGAAGTTCTTTGAGACTTTGAGTGCTTGGGGTAGGGATGATGAGAAGAAGTTTGTTGTGCTTCATCACAGCATCCTCTCAGAAGGTATTAACGTCTCTGGTCTCAATTCTGTGATCTTTATGAGGTCAATGAATTATATTGGCATCAGTCAGACTATCGGTCGTGTGATTCGATTGCATAAAGATGATGCTGCTGGTCTTCGCAATGGAACTATTGTTCCAGGTAAACTTGATCAATACACTAAATCTTATGGTTTGGTTTGTATTCCTGCTTACAACAAAGTTGGTATTCAGACTGCACAAAAGATTCAGAATGTTGTTGACATTGTGTTTGAGCAAGGTGATGCTGCTGTTTCTGTAATTAAGAAGTAATTTATGAAGTATACATATACTAACTCATCAGTGTTAGAATCTACTCATTACAAACAATTCTGCTCTGATGATGGAAACTTTGTTGTGATTCCGATGGCAGGAAATGGTGTTAAATACACAATTATTGCTGAAGGAAAACCAACAGGTAAACTTTACCGTAAATTTGACACAGCAATGAAAGATGTGTTAAAATTACAAAAAAGATATAAAAAGAAAACGAAAAAGTAATTAGTATGTCAAATTTTCATTTATACTGTGAAGTTCCTGAAGGGCATAGTGAATACTTGATTCCTATGTTTTCTGTTCCACTTCTACATCTTAAAGTAGAAGACTGGGAGGAAAAGAAAGCAATTCTCCTTGATATGTTTGAACGGAGAAGGGATGAAAGAGATAAATTTAAGATTGCTACAGGTTCAGAATCTTCTCTAGATGTGGAAACTGACTATCATCATAATCATGATACTGGAGAAACTTATGATAGAGAGATTACGCAGATTCTTCAATCAGAATTAGAATCTTTTTCGGATACCTTTGAGTGTGCTGTAGAAGTATGTACGTCTTGGTTTGAGAGAGCAACTCATAGTAAGTTTCATCAGGTTCATAATCATGGATCGCAGGGATTTAGTGCTGTTTGTTTCATTAAATTTGATCCTAATAAACACACACCAACCATATTTCTAAATCCCAATCTAGCAGATACTGAGATTTGTAATACTCTTCCACCAGGAATTAGAGAAGGATCTATTCTTTTCTTCCCATCATATGTTCTTCATTACACTGCTCCAAATGAAAGTGATGAGGACAGAATTATTCTTTCATTTAATTTGAATACAGAATACGAGAGTTTTGCTTTTGCAGATGAAGAAAAGGGTGGTGGTGAGTATTGCACCCAAGATGTCTAAATCATTTATTCTTCGCAATTTTATATTCAAAGATGATGTAAAGGCACTTAATCAATGGACTCTTGATAATTGTAATCAAGAATTCTTTGAGGATGCTAACATGGATCCTGATAATCCTGGAACGAGATTTACAACTCGGTTTCCAAATGAATCAGTTGCTCCAGATATACAATATCCTAATGCTGCACATATTGTCAGGCAAAGAATAATCAATTATTTTCATCTAGAATGGTATAAAAGTCCACCATCATATAGTCATGGAATCGTAAATGGAATTGGATATGAAGGTGGTAGAATAGATAATCATATTGACCCTACATATTATCCAAATACTAAAACAGTTCACTTCAATGCTATCACACAACAGGCAGATGTGGGTGGACATACTATCATTGGTGGTGTAGAATATAAAGACATAAATTCTACAGACCTTTTGATATATCAAGTATCTGAGATTCATCATGAAGTAACTCCGACTAAAGGTGATACTCCTAGAATATTATGGGTTTTTGGATTTTGTTTAGATGATGAAAAAATACAGGAGATATTTTTATGAAAAATTTTGCAAATGATCATTCATTGTTTGATACCAATGATTTTTCTAATATGAATATCATTGAGTTTTATGATGGTGATAAGGTTTCCAATTTTTATTGGATGGATAATTTTTATAAAAGACCATATGATGTCTATGAATATCTTCTGTCTATTGAACCACCATTGTGGAAAATGGGAGAAGATTGGGAACTTGGTAGAGGTACACTCAACACCAAGAACTTTGAGGATCGTAGACATATGATGAAGCATCCTGGTATGTCTTCACTATACAATAAGATCTCAGGTATTTGTAATCAAGAATCGGCAGATGTGGATGAAATAGTAACTAATTTTACAAGATTCTCACGAATTGATGATAATCCATATGAAAGTCATTACTGGTGGCCTCATCATGATGGAGGATATAATGGTATCTGTTACTTATCCACGAATGATGAGATAGGGACTAACTTATATAAACCATTAATTACTGATAATCCAGACCTCTTACCTCTGGATGAAAATAATGGTGTTAGAGATGAACATGCAATACCATGGACACCAAAAAACTTATGGGAAATTGTAGTTAGTTTTCGTTCAAAATTTAATAGATTTGCAATGTTTGAAGGATCATATTATTATCATAGTATGAACTTAACTGGTGAACATTATTTTGGTGATCACTATAGTGATGCTGAATATAGAATTAATCAAGTATTTTTTATGATGAATGAAACTGAGGAGCAAGATTGATATGCACAGATTTAGAGCTGAGATTAGTCCAAACGATGATAATTTCTCAGAGATTACTGTTTCTGACAAAAGTCGTGATGACCTCTTCATCACACCACTATATACTTTCACTTTAGATATTGATAACGAATCTCTTATCCATGAATGTTATGATCTAATGAGAAAGTTTCCTAATGGAGTGAAAAAATCTAATTTTGGTGAAGGATGGCAAAGTCAGGTTTATGAATTACCCACAATCAAAAGAACAACAACTCCTGCTGTTCAAAATTTAGCAAGAAATGCCATCGATCTAACAAATGAAATGCTGGAAGACTTTGGTGCAACTTATAGGGTAGATGATAATCAAATTGGATGGTGGATTAACATTAACAAGGGAATGGGATATAATGTTTATCATACTCATCCTGGATGTACTGTTATTGGACTTTATTATCCAAAAATTCCTAAGAACCTAAATGAACAGGAAGGTAAACTCACTTTACTAAGAACTGATCCATCAAATCACAATGCTTGTTTTGCTGATATTCCTGGGAATTGTGAGTGGGTAATTGAACCTAAGGAAGATGTTTTCTATTTAATGCCATCTACAGTCGCACATTATGTTACACCACACTTTAGTCAAGAAGAAAGAATATCCATCGCATTTAATATTGGATAAATAATACACGTTATCTGTTGTTAGTAATTGGTATAATATGTCTATTTTACAAACGAGTGGTATACAATTTGGATCTGATAATACCGTTCTGAACTCTAAATATGGAATTATCCCTCAAAATAGTGTTGCAGTATTTTATCAGGCATCGGCACCTAGTGGATGGGCACAAGTAACTTCTCATAATAATAAGGCACTTAGAGTTGTATCTGGAACTGGTGGTGGATTTGGTTCTGGTGGAACTGCTGGTCCTGGTGGACAACCATTCTCCACAATATTTCCCACATCAACTCGTCCAATTAGTGGAACTGTAACTGCTGCTGGTTCATTAGGACCTACAACATTGACAACTCAACAAATTCCTGGGCATACTCATAATGCTGGTTCTCAGGTTAATGTAAGTCCTGGATCTCCTGGTATTGGTGGTCGTGCTGTAAATACCAGTGCTCCAGCAACATCACCAACTGGTGGAGGTGCAGCACATACTCACCCATTTAATGGTGGAGCATCACCATATACTGGAAATATTGATCTAAGAGTTAAGTATATTGATGTCATTATCTGTCGTTTTAGTTGAGGTATAATATATGTCTATTTTAAGAGCAGATGGGATCGAATTTGGCAATGGTACTCAATTATCAACATTTTATGGGATCATTCCACAATCCTCTACAATGGTGTTTTATCAAGCATCAGCACCAACTGGATGGTCCAAAGAAACACAGGCAAATGATCAATCACTTAGAGTTGTAGATGGTACTGGTGGATTATCATCTGGAGCACTTGATTTTAGTGCAGTATTTGCTGATGCAGGTGCAGATGCAAATTGTAGTTCGACCATTGCAGGTTCTTCGGGTGGTACTACACTTACCACTCAACAATTACCAGCACATACACATAATACGGGAAGTAATCCAAACTCATATAGATCATCTGCTGGTTCTTCACCATTTAGAACCAGTAATAGGCAACCACGTGGATATAATATTAGAGCGGCAAGAAGAGTCCAGATCAATAACCGTGTTATTGTCAACTTTAGACAACCAACTAATGTAAGGCAACCTCGTAACTATAGACAACCACGAAGACAAAGAGTTCCACTCAGACAGAGACAACCAAGAAACCAAAGAGTTAGATACCCTACACGTTCTAGAAGACCAATCAGTTTCAGAGTTCCTATTGCTTTTCGTGTTCCTTTAAGATCACGAAGACCGTTCAGTTTCCGTGTTGATGGTGGAAGATGGAGAAACCCTATTGGTCAATCTTGGAGAGCAAGTGTCAGAAATAATGACAGAACACCTAGAAGAAGATGGGGTAGGAGAAGGAGAAATGATAGAATCCCAAGAAGAGCAGATAGAAGACAACCTAGAGTAAGTTGGTGGAGACAGAGAAGGCAGTTTAGGAGACCTGTATCTTCTAGGCAGAGAAGATCTTTCCGTCAACCTCGTAATACTAGACAACCTAGAAATGTTAGGCAGAGGAGATCATTTAGACAGAGGCAACCTAGATCATTCAGAGTGAGATATTCATTCAGACAGAGAAATTCTTTCCGAGTGAATATTCCATTCAGAGTTACAGTTCCTCAAAGAAATCCTGCAGCTTATAGGCAACCAAGAGCATATCGTACACCTCAAAGATATCCACAAACTACAAGTGTGAGGGTAACACAGAGAATTTTGACTCCTGGTGGTACTATTAGAAATAGCAATACTCAAGGTCCAGCAACATCATCAACTGGTGGTGGTCAACCACATAGTCATCCATTTAGTGGAAGTCCTGTTAGTTTTGTTGCTTCATTATCACCATTGAGAGTTCAATATATCGATGTGATCCTTTGCACTTTGGATTGATCGTGCTATAATAAATAATACACTGAATTTCATCTTATGACTAAAGCATCTGGCAAGTGGTGTCCTCTTATTAAAAAGGATTGTGTCGAACATAAGTGTGCATGGTACACACATATTGCTGGGCAAGATCCTAATACTGGTCAGCAAGTAGATCATTGGTCGTGTGCAATTCAATGGATGCCAATGCTTATGATTGAAAACAGTCAGCAACAAAGATCTACCAGTTCTGCTGTTGAGTCATTTAGAAATGAAATGGTGAAAGCACATGAAACCAATCAGAATATGCTAGATGCTGTTGGTAATATGTATCTTGATATGTGTGAAGATCAGGGTGTCAATGTTTCCGAATACATCGAACAACTAGATAATACTGAAGAAAGTAACTTACTACCAAAATCTGAAGAGGATCAACAATGAGAATTTCTATTATTCCAGAAGATAAAAAAATTATCGTAGATGGTCGTACTGTAGATCTTGAGGATGATGCACCTTGGGATTTTGATGACGAGACTATTCATGCTATTCAATGGAGAGATGGTAGAGGTGAACTAGAGTATGAAGATACTCCTGGTGAAGATCCTGCACCCAATAAAGTTTTTGGTGAAGATGAATTTAATACTATTATTCAACCATACTTAGATTATTTCAATACATTTTTGGATGTATATGAGAAAAAAGAACTTGAATCTGCACTAAAAGAAGAGGAAAATCTTGCTGCTCAGATCGAGGAATTAAATCTAGATAAACTGGAGAAAGAAGCACAACTTGTTATTATTGAAGATCTTCAGAGGCAGAACAAAGAACTTCGTGATGAGAGAGAGAATCTTTACGATGAAAAGTCTAAGAAAGAGCAAGCATTAGAATATGAAAAACAAAATGCTAATATTCAACTTGAACGTGAAAAAGCAGCACGTGAGTCCGAAAAAGCAGGGTTAGAAGCACAAAAAGCAGATGAGTTCTTCGAGAAAAAGTCTCTAGAACTTTCTAAAAAATATGATGAACTTTATCATGATTTTGAGAAAGAAAAGGAACACTTTGTGGAAGAACGAAAGCAGTATCAAGAACTGCTTCAAATGGAACGTGACAAGATAGAACGTGAAATTGATGACTCTGAGAAAAATCTTGCTCTCGAAGATAAAGAAAGAGCAATGAGAGAAGAAATGATAGCAAAAGTAAGGTTGCTTGAGGAAGAACAACTCGATATTTCTAAGATAGAAATTGAATCGCAGAAACAAGTTCTAGAGATTATTGAATTAGAGAATAGAGAAGTTCAAGATCAAATTAACTTGAATAGGGAGAGGATTCAGAGAGAACTGGAGAGAGAAAGAACTCAATTTGAGATTCAGAAGGAACAAGAACTAGATATTATTATGAGGGCACATGAAGATCTTCTCAATAAAATGTCTCAAGAAGAAGCATATGACGAACTTGATGATGCTGTAGAACGTGAATTTGAAAAAGCAGAAGTTGAGTATAAAAAAGTTCAGAAACAAAAACTTGAATCATCTTATAGTAGTGGTTATGCTGCTGAGCAAGAAAAACTTATTAGGACTAACATTGAACGTCAGGAAATTGAAAGTGGTGAAGACAAATCTATTGATGAAATCCTAACACTTATGGATGGTATTGATCCAGAGCAACTTTATACTACACTAACTGATAATGAGAGAGATGATAATTCATTCCCAGCAGAAAAAGCAGTCAAGTGGTTTGCTGCTCTTAAAGACGTACTAGATAAGAATAGTTGATAGAATGAAATGAATATTGAATTATTGAAGAACAACTATATTGTTGTTCCAAATTTTATTGATCCACAACATGCAGCACAATTAGAGAAAGAGTTTTTTGTTACTGATGAAATCTTTGATTTCAATGGTGATGAACAGGCACCAAAATCATCAGCAGTATATGATTATCTTCCAGCATTAGAACTTCTGGCAAATAAAACTCCAGAAGTTTCTAAACTAATTGGTGAAACCGTTCTTCCCACTTACGTTTATTCTAGAATATATCGAAACGGAAGTATTCTCCATAGACATACTGATCGTCCTGGATGTGAAATTTCAATGACATTGCACCTTGGTAGTGATAAACCTTGGGCAATTTGGATTGAAACACCAGAAGGAAAGAATAGATCAGTTAACTTGAATCCTGGTGATGCTATGCTATACTTGGGGTGTATTGCTCCACATTGGAGAGATGAATTTGAGGGTGAAGAGTACACTCAATTTTTCTTGCATTATGTAAGAAGTCGTGGTATGTGTAGTCCTGCATACTTTGATAAAAATAAATTTAGAGATATTAACACTGAAGAACTATTACAGGAGTATGAACAAATGAGAAACTTTTCTAATGTAAGTGACATGACAATTCTTCCTCGGAAGTATAGACAGCAACAGCAACAAAATGAAGACTCTTCAACAGTTGAAATTGTGCAAGATCCTGTAAATGATACTGATTATATTGACTTTGATGATGTAGTCATTGTTAATAGCAAATATGAAAAGTTCTTGACAAAGAAGGATACTCCAGAGTTGATTAACGAACCTAAAGTAGAAGAGAAATCAAAACCATCTGGCAAATTATCATCTAAATCTCTTGCCGACTTTGTATGGTATGGTGAAGAAGTTGTTGATCCTGAACTATGCGATAAAATCCTAGATGAGTATGCAAATACAAACTATTGGGAAGCAACATTAACTGGAAGTGGTCACGATCCAGAAGCAAGAAGATGTGAACAAATTTGTATCTCTGAACAATCAATCATTGCTGAAGAAAATTCTGAGGTTAGGAAGCAATTAGATGATCAAATGTTTGAGGTTGTTCAAAACTTAATCGGACTTTATCAAGAAGCACATCCAGAGTTTGAACTAGAAATCCAGGAGGATAGTGGTTATGAACTGCTCAAATATGAAGAGGGTGACTTTTATATTGAACATACAGATTCATTCAAAGAACAACCTAGAGCATTGACAGTGATTGTGTCAATGAATAATGCTTATGAAGGTGGAGAAGTTGCACTATTCAATCGTGAACTGGTATATAAACTGGATGCTGGTGATGTGATCATGTTCCCATCTAATTTTATGTACCCACATGAAATTATGCCAGTTAAATCTGGAACAAGATTTTCTATCATTACTTGGGTCGTATGAAACATAATGATTTTATTGGTCTTTATGAAAATGTAATGGATATTGATGTTTGTGATTCTTTAGTATCACTATTTGATTCCAATTATAAGGATCCAGATGATCCAAGCAACAATCTTAGAACTGGGAAGGGAATAGATGGCACTGTAATGGGTCATCTAACTAGGCATGATTATCAGTGGTATCTGGATCATAGTCCAGCATTTGATCTTATTATTAAAACAGTAGAGTATTGCTGGGAAAAGTATCAAAAAATCTTTTGGGTTTCTAATTATGTTTCTATAAACTTTGATGAGGTAAAACTTCAAAAAACTCCACCTAGAGGTGGATTTCATGACTGGCACTGTGAGATTACTGATTTGGGTGCTGTTGATAGATGTGTTGCTTGGATGTTATATTTGAATGACATTCCTGAAGGTGAGGGTGAAAGTGAGTTTCTTTGGCAAGGTCTTAGAGTACAACCAAAAGCAGGGACGATGTTAATTTGGCCCGCATTTTACACTCATACTCATCGTGGAAATCCTGTATATTCAAAGAGTAAATATATTGCAACTGGTTGGGGAAACTATTTTTGCGATGATAGTGAACTTGAAGATTATTTTGAATATGAAGAAGACCTAAAAATTTACACAGGAAGAAAAAACTAATGGCACTATCTGATCAAGTAAGGGTAGAAATAGACTCTGCTCAAACACATCTTCGTGAAGCATTAGCATTTGCTGCAAGAAATGAGAAACCTTTTTTTATTAAAGCATTGGGTGAAATGATTCATGCCTTAGATACTCTATCTTCAGCAGATGATTTTATGGATACGATGCAAGAACTCTTGGAAAAAAATGATGAACTACCAGATTAACACTGAACCTTTCTCTCATGTTATCATAGAAGAAACATTTGATGAAGATCAATATGACATGATTTGGAGAGAACTTGATTTTCTTTTGAATAAATTCAAGGATCCTGCAGGATATATGGCAGCAAAAGATGATGAAGGAAAATATCTAACAACAGCAAAAGGTTTATCATTAGATTCAGTGTATCATAATGATTATCGTAATATTTCTGACATCTTAACGATTTGTGAGAATATGTTTTTCAATAATGATAAGTTTTATGATGATTTAATCGCAAAAGATGATTATTGGATTACATACCAGAGATCTAGTGAAGATTATACTAAAATTAGAAGATATTTTCCTGGGGATGGATATGAACCACACTCAGATACTTGGGTGCATGTGTTAATAACCACAACACTTTGTCATAAAGAAGATGCTGGAGGAAATTTATATTTCCCAAGATATGATCATGAAATTGAAACGAAGAATAATAAAACCGTAATTTTTCCTGGTTGGATTGAGCATAGTGTTACAGATGTTCTTGAGAATGATAGATATGCCATCACAAAGTTTGTACACTGTGCCAGTAAGTGAACTGTACACTAGGTCTTGACTTTGCCTTAGAAATGCTCTATATTATATTTGTTCTGAAGAAAGCAGTTGACCACCACACCAGTGAACAAAGAATTTTCTGATTTCGTTGCCACACAAGATGCACGAAACACTATTCAGTTGAATGTCACTAAGTTTTGCCTCATTTTATGTGATGCACTGACTCAAACTGCTCCACAAACTGGTAGTAACATTGGTTTCTATCTTGATTCTATGGGTCGTAAGTATCACAAGATCTTCATGACTAAAAATGGCAAAAACGATTCAGTTCATGCCTTTATTGACAAGAAGACTGGTGAAGTATACAAGGCAGCATCATACAAATCACCTGCAAAAGGTGTTCGTTTCAATCTCTTGATCATTCAAGAACGTGAATTTTTATTGGAGAATTGTGAATGGACTGGTGGTTATTTGTATCGTAACGCATACTATCAGGGTTGATAGATATTATGAATTTGAATCATCATCAGTGGAAACTTGTTTATGATGCTGTTCGCAAACAACAGGTGAATAGTATCGTAAACGGATCATCTTACAAAGAATATGATGCAATTCTTAATGAATTGTGGGATTTGGCATATTATGAAACATATGCTAACATTGAAATAGTGGAGCAACTTACTAGGAACGATGAAAACTCCAGATAAGGTTAAGAAAGATTACGAAACGTGGTTTGCGGACACAATCTGCGAATTGTGTGAGTATGATGATGGAGCAGAGGTTCTTCAGCACTGTATGAATCATGCTATCTCAAATCTTTCTTCATGGCATCTTAAAGAGTTACAGATTCTGAGTGATATGCACTCTATCACAGAAAAAACTTTTTCTCAACAAAACGATGCACCTGATTGACTCTCTCGAAACAAAAACTGACTGGGGTAAGATCTTTGGTGTTGTAGATTCTCTCTACAGTGACAAAGGATTCACCTCAAATGCTGATAACTTTGCCCGTGCAACTGCTGTTGAGAAAGCAATCGCAAAGTTCTCAGATCTGGTCCGTGTTGATCAAACTGGATATGATTTTCTCTTTGGTGATAAGAAAGTAGAACTGAAGATGGGTAAGAATTTATTCTATAAACGTAAAGATGTCAATGCCACAAAAAAGTTTAAAGTCAAATCTTTCCTGAGTGAGACTAAAACTGTAGAAGATTTCAAGCAAATAAAAACATTTGACTACATGATGGTGATGGATCTTACCGCACGTCGTGTGGTGATTGTTGAAGATGAAACAGCACGATCTCTCTATCAGGAAGGTGCTGACGGTGCCATGATTGAACTTAAATTGGGTGACTATTATGAGTGCGATCTAGGTGAGTTTGATGTTATTCAACCACCATCATTCTTATCTGATGCTATCAACAAAGCAATCGAAAACTATCTAAACTTCTGAACAATGAAAAAACTACTTCCTCTTGCTGCTGCCGCACTAATTCTCCTTCCTGCATCTGTTGAAGCAAAACCACGTTACAAGCAATTTAAAGTTATGACCAGAAGTACGTTTGGTTATGCTTATTGTGGATGGGACTCTTCCATTAAAGATATCAAAAAGTATCTTGCAAATGGATGGGAATTTGTAAGTGAAACTCCAATGCAATTCCAAACAAGAGGTTTTGGTAATCAAGGAACACAAGTTATTAATTGTATTGGTGCTTCTGTTGTTCTTGTAAAGCATGAGTGATGGAAATTCAGTATTTTAATGAACAAATACCATACATTATCATCGATGACTTCTAAACAATGAAAAAACTATTTCTTCTTTCTGCTACTGCAATTTTTCTTCTCTCTGGTTGTTCTTCTGAGGCAAGAGAAAAAGAATATATGTATCTATCAGTGAAAACCGCAGATACCTTTGGTTGGTTATTTTGTGAGTTTGACACAGATGTTAATGGGTTGCGAAAGTACCTTAATGATGGATGGACCATTGAAAGTGAAACTTCAATCAATTATCGTACCCACAACGTGTGGACTGGTGAACAACTACATTGTGTTGGTTCAAATGTTAGACTTTCCCGATGACTTCTAAAGAAAAACTTATATTCGTGGGTTCATTCTTCATCATTATGAATTGGGGAACTCGATTAACTTATTCTCTGCTGAGTGGTTTTTGAGTGTGCCAGTTGGTTGAAGTGTCCACTATCACTTGATTTCCCTGTCGTTCCGTGCCATACTAACAGTATGAAAAACACAACAATGCAAAACAAGCACCAAGAACATCCAGAAGATTGCATCCTGACTGGTGATCTTTCTGCCATTGATCTACTTTACAATTTCACACATGCAAGTGTGAAGATGGATGGTATTGCTATTGTTTGGGGTAAAGATCCTGCCACTGGCACATTTTTCGTTGGTAACAAAGCAGTTTTCAACAAGAAAAAGATTCGTATTGCACACTCATCTGAAGAAATTGATTTCTTCTATGATGGTGAGATGGCAGAGATTCTTCATCTTGCTTATCAATTTCTCCCTCGCACTGATCGAATCTTTCAAGGTGACTTTCTTGGTTGGGGTGCTGAACGTATTTTCACTCAGAATACAATCTCTTATGAATTTCCCGAGTATGTAACACAAAAGTTTATTGTTGCACCTCATACTGAATACTTTGCAGAAGATGATCTTCGCAATGCTGTAGCATCTCCACTTAAAGAGCATTTTGTTGACAATCAAAAGGTTAAGTGGGTTCAACCTTGCGTCGATTGGATGCCAGGACCAAAAACACCACAAATTGATGTTAGTGATGTTAAGTTCCTGGACAAACGTACATCAGATTGCTGTAAGAAAATCATCAATGCTTTCATTCGAGAACAAAAAGAACTGACGCATGAATTGCTTACGTTGGTGTTTGATTGTCCTAAACTTGCAAGTCTTTATCTCACTGTGATTGAGATGAAAGAGGATCTGATGGATAGTATCAAGATCACAAATTGTCCCAAGTCTTTCATTGGGTCTCTGCAAATCAAGCAGGAAGGTTTCACTATTGCTGATGAATCTGGTCAGGTTGTTAAACTTGTAGATCGTGAAATTTTCTCGATGTTCAACTTTAATATGCCGAAACGTTGGGAGACACCTGGACGATGAAACAAGTGGCACACAGACCCTTGTAGATGCCTCTCAGTCGTGTATTATTAAAGAGTCAAAGGAACACAACCATGATCCTCTCACAAGCATCAAATCTTCAAACTCGGCAACGTATCTGGGTCGGTCGTAAATCCGATTTAGGTCCACAAATTGGATACGGTGAGCAACCAACACAACTCGAAACTGAATGGATTGCTGGTGTTTATGCTGAAAAGTATGAAGCAGAGGCAAAATCAAAGATTCCATGCTTTGAGTAATTTTTCTGAAGCATTTACCTACTAAATTACAATGTGTTATCCTACTATTCAATCACTTATGGACTACGATAAAAACAGATTTCTTAATATGTCTTACTCTGAGCAACGTCGTGAACGTCTGAATGATGTCATCTTTGACTACATTTCAGATGAAGAAACATCAATGGAAGAACTATTTGATGATATTATTGCAGAGGTCCGTGGTAGTCATGAATACTTTGCAAGATATGAGCAAAAGTGTTCACGACTGCTTGAAAAATTCAATGCAGTCAGAGATGCAGATGATGCAGATTGGGAAGATTTTTGGAACTCTGAAGAAGAAACCTCGTCGGAAGACTGCTGATGGAAAATCTTTTCAAACTTGCAACTGAGGTCGCAGAATCATCACCTTCAAAGAAAAAGGTTGGTGCTATTCTACTTAAAAAGAATCGTGTTCTTGTCTGTGCAACTAACAATGAGAAGAAAACTCATCCACTTCAAGCACATTGGGCACGAAAAGTAGGACGACCACAAAAAATCTATCTTCACGCAGAATTATCTGCTTTAGTTAAATCTAAAGAAGATGGGGATAAAATTATTGTTGCACGTTTGGGAGGTCGTAATCAAACTGAACTTAGGATGGCAAGACCTTGCCCAATTTGCGAAGCATACCTCAGAGAATGTGGCATCAAAGATGTTTACTACTCTGTCACTAATAACAAATGGTCTTATGAACATTGGGAGGATTGACTGATGGCAACTTATCGTGCAAAATGTTGGTTGGGGTCTGAAGGTGGATATCAAACTTTAGAAGTTAATTCTAGTAGTTATTCTGGTGCTGAAAAACAATTTAGATACATTTATGGTGCAGAATCTATTTCTAATCTTGTAGAAGTAGGTTCACTTGAAGATGGTCAGAGTTCTTCCTTTATATCTTCCGCAGGAGATATGGGTGGATGGTTTATACTTGGTTGCATAGTTTTTGTAACTTGGTTGATCATGGAGTTCTGGTGGATTATTGTACCCATCGCAGCAATTTGTGGTTTGGGGTGGATTGCAGACAAAACTCGACACTGGTGGGATAAGTAAATTGATTTTTCCATAGTTTTGTTGTTGGGGATGACCTGATGCCCATTTCAGATTAAAATATGGAAAAATCAGTTTATATCACCTTGAGATCCCTTGCTCTGACTGGTGGACAGTTGGTCGAAGTGTCCACTATCGGTTGATCTGGACTCGTTTTCCTGTATTCTATAGGAGTCAAAGGAATTCAACCCATGCAAGACTTCATCTGTGCTTACTTTGGTAAGGATTGGACAATCACTGCCCGTGGATTTTCATCACTCAAACAGGCAGAAAATCATGGCAAATACATGATGCCAATGGCAGGATGTTTCGGTTTTGCTGTTATTTCAGAAGACGCAGATGCCTGGATTTTGTATGATCAATTCAGCATGTTGTCTGGCAAGGAGACAGTAACTCAAGACAAACTTAACAACACTTTCGCAGTTTCCTACTGATGTTATTCACCTCTGGCAAGTCTCAACACACTCACCTCACTCAAAGTGTGTTTGAATTCTTTACAACCAAATACGAGATTGACAGTGACGTTGAGGTTTATCACACTGACCTAAGTGATGATAATGCCTTTGGATTTACTGAGGTTAATGGTGATGAGCAATTTGTTCAGATTCACAATGATCTGAATGAAAAGGACTATATCACCACATTGCTGCACGAATTAGTTCACGTTGTTCAAAATGAGAGTGGACAATTTGATGACGAAGAGAGAGAAAACGAAGCATATTCTTTAGAATCTATTCTCTTCAACCAATTCACTAACTAAACATGTTTAACACCACTTTGGACCTTTTCACATTCAACCAGAGCAATGATAATGATGAATTGATTGATGCTATGGGAGAGACTTACTTCAAAGCAATGACAACTTGTGCAGCAGATAACCGCAACTTTGATGCAATTGCTTGCTATGAAGAGTGGATTGTTGATGGTCAAGACCCTCAAGATGGTGGTGTAGAGATATTCTTCGCACCCGATCTTACACTCGAAAGAGAATAGAATTAAAGTCTGGGTGTGCCAGTTGGTCAAAGTGTCCACCAAACCACCACAGCACCCCAAAATCGTGTATTATTAAAGAGTCAAAGCAACAGACCTATGCTGACTCTCGACTTTGAAACCGAATACCACTGGGGTGCTCTGATGGTCAAACTTGTTCCTATGTTTGCCATGGATGTTTACAAAGCATCCGATGATGAACTAGTATGGGTTTTCGATGCAAACAAACCTGACAATAGTTATCACGTTCCTGCTCGTAACCTCTCAACCTATTCTTATTGATTATGACACCCGAACAAAAGTTTCAACAACTGTTTGAAGAGATGTATTCACTTTGTGGAGAACAAGGTTGGGGTGATCCTTTCTCATATGCTCGATCCCGTGAGATTCACTTAGCAGGATTGCTGGGTCATACTGTAGCAGATGATTACAGTGGTGCGGATGCTTTTGATAAAGATGGCAAACCTTTAGAATATAAATCTACTATTGCCAAAAACATCAATGGCACATATAATGGTATTAGTGTTCAAGACACTTGGGAAGATCAGGAAGATTATCTTATCAACAATAAAATTGGTAAGTATGATAATCACTTCATTGCACGATATGAGGACGGTAAAGTGGTAGAAGTGTGGAGATTAAGTGGTGATGACGTTCTTTCAATTCTTCTTCCTAAGTTGAAGAAAGATTGGACTAGAAAAATCAATGGAAACCACAAAGATCCCCGTCTTTCTGCTACAATTAGTAAGAAAGAGATTTATGCTGTTGGCACATGTATTTTAGGTTGATATGAGTATTGATAGTAAAAAACTGGCATATGGTCACGGTGGTGGTGATGAAGCATATACACCTGAATATGGTGTTACTCCCATCCTGAAGTACATCCCAGAGGATGCTATTGTTTGGTGTCCATTCGATAAAGTTGAGAGTCAGTTTGTTCAGCAAATTGGTCAGACTAATCAAATTGTAATGTCACATCTTGATACTGGTCAAGACTTCCTAACTTGGGAACCTGAAGTGCATTGGGATGTGATTGTATCCAATCCACCATTCACAAACAAACGTAAGTTTTTTGAACGTGCATTATCATTTAATAAACCATTTGCGTTGATTATGACTAACACTTGGTTGAATGATTCTGCACCGAAACAGTTGTTTAAGGATAAGGATCTACAACTGTTGATGTTTGATAAGAGGATGAAGTTTCACTCTCCTGATGGTAGACCAAACGACAAGATTACATTCAGTAGTAGTTACTATTGTTGGAACTTTTTACCCAAGCAAATTATAATGGAAGAACTTCAAGTTCCAAAACAACAACAATCAAGAGCAGTGCTGCCCTTGTGACAGTTGGTCAAAGTGTCCACCATTGCTTGATTTGACCCCGATCTCGTGTATTATTAAAGAGTCAAAGAAACGGATTCAACCCGATGCAACTCACAGCACAGCACGGAAACATGGTTGTTGACTTCTACCCCGTCAAATATGCTGATGGAAGTATCAGTGAGCGTCTAATGTATAAGACGGTTACATTTGCTAATGACATGCAATCTAAGTCCTACATCAACAAAGAATCGTTTGAAAAAGAGGTTGACAATCGTGTTTATGGTTACAACTATGAAGTGACTGATCTTCATACAGAACCACAACTTTTCAACTCTGCACTGATTCAAACTCGTTGGTGATTATGTCACTTATCAAATCCTATTCCACACTCTTCAAATGAACGATCAACTCGAAATGTTATCACAAAGAGAACAATTGATGGAAGACATTGATGCTATTGTTGATGGATTTTTCAACGATCATCTTGAACAATATCAGGGAGAACGTGATGATTTAACTCGCATTCTATGTGATGCAGTCTGCACCAACTTCCCCATCAACTAACATCATGCCAACTGACTTCCCGATCTACAAAAAGAAACTCCCACAAGTATGGTTGGAAGATGGTAACTTTGTGATTGAATCATCCTCGTTCCGATATGTGATTAAGGATGACTTAAAACTGTTGTTTAAGTTATGCAGACGATTCAAGTCTGATGCAATCGCACAAACCTACGTCACTAACTAACATCATGCTCAAACATCAAGTTCTCAAAGTCGTTGGAAAAACTGCAACTGGCATTGACTCTAACATGACAAGATTAGAAAAGTTCGATGTTTTCTGTCGTGTCTGTGATAATCTACTTGATGATGGTAGAATCACCAGAATACAGCACGAAAGATGGACAAACGTCTTTTAACTCCTAACTAACTCCAAATCTCATCCAAATTAGGACTAAATCATGAATTACACTCTCAAGCAACTTCAAGAACGTGTCAACAAACTGATCGAAGTTCAGGGAGAAGATGCACCCTGTTCGGCATGGATTTACACTGCTGAAGATTGCTATTTGACTGATGATGATGGTAATCCAGAATATGTTGCATTAGACAATCGTGAACTTGCCGAAAACATTTTCTATCAAGTTGGTGATTGCGATTACATTTATACAGCAATTCAAGATGCAGTAGAAGAAGCAACAGAGGAGCAATATATGGTAATGCAACAAGAATTATTGGAGGTAAAATGACACACGAAGAAATGTTAGACGTAGCAAAACTGCGAGAGATGGGTATTCCAGATGATGCAGAATTGATCGATGATTGTTTCTATGTCTGGGAGACTCGGTTTGGATTACACTCAACAACGACAAAACAAGGTCGTAAAATGTTAACTGGTCTTGGAAAGGATAATGTTGTGAACATGACACGATGGCATCTTAAGTGTGAACAAGATGGTACATTAGATGATCACAGTTATATTGTTGGTGACGCATTTGTAAGTGGTAAGTTATGAACTACACTAAAGAACAATTGATTGATGCACTTGTTCACGAATGGGATTATCTTTGTCATGATGATTATGACCCAGAAGATGATACTCCCGAAGAGTATCGTTTGAAACTTGAATGTTATTCATTGGAGGAATTGATTGAAGAAACATCAACTGATGAAGGTTACACATTAGACGAATTTATGGAAAATCACGGATGACTGTGCCAGTTGGTCAAAGTGTCCACTCTTGCCCCCAAAGACCCTGATCCTGTGCCATACTAACAGTATGGAAATCAAACAAACCACCATGACCTCAAACGAAACTTACAACGGTTGGTCAAACTATGAAACCTGGAATGCATCACTTTGGATCAGTAATCAGGAGTTCCTTTATAACACTGCTAAGGCATGTGTAACATATTGCGATTCAAATGAGACACCTTATGATAAGTTTGTCCGTTGCATGATGGATGGAACAATTGGTAAGTTTCTCCAAAAGACTGGAGACAATGTTGCATGGAATGACCCTGCAATCAACTATGATGAAATGAATGAAATGATGGCAGAACTCTGATCACTAATTAACTCTTACTCATTCACTCACTAATTCACACACAATGACAGTCACTCAAGAAACATTCAACGCATACATTCAGATTCTGGATGAGAACACAGAAACGCAGGTAGATATTCTTAATGTCCTAAATGACATTGCTCGTGGTGATTGGGACAATGCTGTTAATTATTCATTAGAGAACCCATCTGACCCAATGGATGACTTTAACTATAGAGGCAGTAAGCATCATTATTGATTGTGCCAGTGAGCAAGGTGTCCATTCTGCCTTGCAATTGCCCCCAAAATCTGCCATACTGTCTGTATGAACAAAACAAATCCAATGCTTCTCAACAACTCCAAATTCGTCGATGCGATCCGTGGTTTACAATCCTTTGTGATTGAAACAGGTGCTGACCTTGATATGGCATTTGATTGGGTATGTGATCAGGCAGAAATCAACTCTTTTGCAGGTGATGAACTTGCATTTGATTTATTCTATGATGTATATTCTGAGGCATCAAACTGAATATTAAAGAACAACTTTCCAATCTTTCTATTCGCAAACCAATGTTATTCAAAGGTCCAAACGGTTCAATGTGTTCAACTCTCTCAGGTGATGAACTACTGAGACTGACAGATAAGGTCAACGAGTGTTCAGATAAGGTTGAACTTATGCGTAAAGAATCACAAGAACGCATGGATGAGTTCAAGTCTGGGCAACAATTGTTCGATGAAATGTTCGGAGGTTAATTCAAATGAACTACACTGAAGCATATTATGAAGATGCAAAGATTCGTGAAATCATGGATCTTCCTGCTGAAATCTATGACATCCCAGAGATTGCGGATGAGAAAGAGTTTAACATGAATGAATATTTGTCTGCTGATTATGATTACTGATTTAATAAGTGGTATAATTAGTGTGAACATCAAAACATTCTTATATGGATCTTGATACACTTAATCATCACGAATTAGAAGCACTTTCAGAAGATTGTGAGGATTTTCTGGTCCACAGATACATCCCATTGACATCACACTCGTATTCGAGTATTATTAACCAAGCACTCAAAGAGGGTTATCAAATTGAAAAGTTCGACCGTTTCATTCACAAAAGTCAAACTCACATCTGATGAGTTAAATGTTCTGATGACTGCACTTCAGTTGATGACTATTGAGGAGCAAAAAGATTGTGAGGATCAATTCTCAGTGAGAACACCTGCACTGTTTAACAAATTGCTTTCAAGTTATGAGGTGCGAGGTTAAGTTATTTGTTGCGGGTACTGTCTTTAAGGAAGAAGTCATTGCCCGTAACTATTCAGAAGCAAGACAAGTTGCTCTTGCACGTAATCCTAATGCCACTGTAATTTCTGTCACTGCTGTATTATGAAGACTGAAAAGTTGTATGAACTCGAAGTTGCTGAACTTGAGAAATTGATCGAGTATTCTGAACAAGATGCTGAACGATTAGAGATCACTGTTGATTACTACATTGCGGAGTTTCTGTAATGACACCAACCGAATCACTTCGTATTCAAATCAAACATTGGTTCAAAGATTGTTTAGATCATAACATCGAACCAGTACAAATCTTTGAGATGTTATTATCTGAATCAAAGGTCTTAAAAGATGATGCACTTGACAATTATGAAAAGACAAGTGAAATTCATGATTTTATGATCGGTAATTTATCACCAACTGATAGTGACTTTGATGACCTTAGAACTCCCATCTGACTTTCCACATTCACCACCAGAAGGTTATTCTTACTTAGTTGAACAACACAATGCTAGCACTGTTTCGATTTGGTTATTACATCATCGTCGGTATGTTTTTCGTGATGATGATCAACTTGTTCGGACCATCTGGGGATTTGTCAAAACAAGATCAACAAAGAAGAGAGGCAATCAGAACACTTACCATGCCCCCATCAACTCAAATAAGATAGGTAAAGAGGTCTCAGTTAATAGTACGAGTCCTTACACATCGATGCAACTTAATCTCAATCCATTAGAAAGTGCTCTCTACTCATGACATATAAACCACAAATTGATGATTATGTAATATGGAAAGATCAATGTGGATGGGTTTATTTTGTTGATGATTTATACATTACAATTGAAACAGGTATTAAACCAAAACCTAATTGTGAGTATACGAAGAATGAGAAGCATAAGTATATTCATACCTTATTATTGTGCCATCCTCCATTCTGGAAAGATTTGGAGTATGTTCATACAAGAAGGAATAAGTATGGTAAAACATTAGAAGAAATGGATGTATATGTAAGGGAGATATAGATGATACAAGTTATTGATAATTTTATACCAAAGGAACACTTATCAGAAATGATGAGTTATATTCCTAAACAAATTCCATGGGAGTATGAAGATTATTCTGTTTATGAAGATGATGATATTCCTCAATTAGTACATGTCTTTTATAATGAATACCAACCACAATCTGAATTCTTTGATGATATCCTGCCCGTTATTCATACAATCGATGATCTATATTCAATTGTAAGAGTAAAGGTCAATGGTACATTAAAAGGATGCACATTGAAAGAAAAACCATATCATATTGATGTCATTGATAATGATACAAAGGAAGGACAATCATTCCCTGCCCCATCATTAAAAATTTGTATTCTGATGTTAAATGATAATAATGGATATACACAGATAAGAGATGAACAAGGTAGAATCAAGAGAGTTCAAAGTAAAGCAAATAGAGCAATTCTCTTTCCTAATACTTATGAACATATGGGAACTAATTCAACAGATGAAAACTTAAGAATGACACTGAATATTGTATATGCTTAATATACACAAACTCTGGACAATATGGAAGTATTCATTAGGATCATTCTCTGATGATAAAACAAATGAATATGATAATTATATTGCATTACTTAGAACAGTTATCTTTATCTCTTATCTGATTACCAATTGCTTTATTATTGCAGGAGTTATTCGACATTATGACAATGATCAATCGTTTCAGTGTAGTATACAAGAAAGAGAAGAAATCAGGGTATTGGAGTAAGCAAGAAGCAACATTCTTTGATGTAAGAGATGCAATGCTCTGGGAACGTTATGTAAAGGAATTAGGGTGTAAAAACACTGAAATTATACCATTATTTGATTAAATTCAATTATAAATGTTATTTTAAATGTATATGAGATGTTTATAGGTTTTCAACAACCCTGTGGAAAAGTATACTTAAACTGTGTATAATCCCTGTTATTGTGATATTATCTGTGGAAAACAATGATGTAAATGTATGATCTTATTCCCTTTTAATCCTTCTAAATGCCTGATCTTATAGTCTTATATGCCTATTAAATGCCTTCTCTTATAGTCATCTTAACTTGCAGTCTATCAGGATTTGCAGAAAATGTCAACACCCAGATAAAAAAATATGAAAACCCTGATATAAATATTCTTTAACATTCTGAAATTGCATTATAACATTCTTGACATCAGTCTCAGAATGAACTATAATAACAGAGTCCTCATTTCAACGAAGAACAATGCCTTACGCACAGAAGACAAAGTATCGCATCACTCTTGAGATTGAAGCAATGGATGACTTTAATCCTCATCAGATTGACTGGGAAAAGTTATTTGAATTGCAAGGAGGAGAGAAGGTAGAAAGTTATATTGAGGACCTCTCCAATAAGTATGATTCACTTTGGTAATCTGTGAGGAAAGTATAGAGAATTAAAACCAGTTGCCGAAGTGTCACAGGGTCGGTTGATCGGGGTCTGTTTCCGTGTATTATAAGAGAGTCAAAGGAACACACCTCAACCGACTCTAATGCGTAAGATCGAAACCCAAATGATCGCAGCAGTTCAGAACAATCAGAACTGGCAGTCTGCGAACACTTCGGTACATTTTGACGCAGAATCTGGTGTCTCTATTGTACGTCTTCACGGTAACAAGATTGCAGAAATCGACGAAGATTCGATGACTATCTTCGACGGTGGTTGGCAGTCTGTTACAACTAAGAGCAGATTGAATGCCTTATGTGATGCTTTCTGCATTGCTGGTGAGGGTGTATTCCAGAAGAACTATCAGTGGTTTGTAAGAAAGTTCACAGGACAGATGGGTGCTGAGAAAGTATTCAGCACCGAAGATTTCTCCAACGGTTACATCTTCGCATAAGATTACAACAGTCCTGGTGATGACTTTAAACCCACCAATCACACACACTATCTAACACTTTCCATGTCTAAGTCTGATCTCTTCTCTGCACTCGAAACCGCACAGAATGGTAATGATATTCTTCTTATTCTTGAGGCAATTGAAGCACTGTATTGATACTTAAGACTTACACTAAGTAACACGGAGGGCAGTTCATTCTGCCTTCCTAAGTATAGCACAGTCTTATTCGTTCGTCAACAGCAGTTGTTGTTATTATGGGGGTTGTATATAAAAAAGCATAGAGACCCGCAACCTACAGAGGTGACAATGAGAGTTCGATATAACGATTAGAAAAAAAATTCCGAGAGTATAAACCGTCCCTGTAAGGTCGCATATATAATTCGTCGATGGGTTTCAGAATCCGTCAAAAAATTTCGCAGAAAAAAATTGGTCCGATATGGAAACACTATATCATATCTACGCAGGGCATAAATGTCTCTTTCCAAATATTCGGGAAGATGATTTTAGAACGACGTGGAATACTGTAAATGCTATGGTTGGTCTTTTAGAGACTAACTATACTGTAGACGACTTATCATACGAGGTCGTGACACTAAATCGTCAACAAATGCTCGAAGCATCATATTGACAAACAACACATAAACTGATAGAATTGATCTGAAGGTTAACTAAAACTATGGCAAAAGGATTTACTGTTAAGGCAAATGCACCAAAGAAAAAGAGTGCTACTGCTGAGTTTGACATTGATGCAATCAAAGAACGGATGAAGGGTAAGAAGATTGTCTTCTGTTTACCTGGACGTGGTTGCTCATTTACGTTTCTCAAGAACTTTGTACAACTGTGCTTTGATCTAGTACAGAATGGAATGAGTATTCAGATCAGTCAAGATTACTCATCAATGGTTAACTTTGCACGTTGTAAGGTACTTGGTGCAAATGTACTCCGAGGTCCCTCTCAGAAACCCTGGGACGGTAAACTAGAGTATGATTATCAACTATGGATTGATAGTGATATTGTATTCAACACTGATAAGTTCTGGCAACTCTGTGATGGTGCTATTGCTGCTGATGGTACTGAGAAAGAAGTTGTTGCTGGTTGGTATCTGACTGAAGATGGAAAGACCTCTTCTGTTGCACATTGGTTAGAAGAAGATGATTTCCGTTCTAATGGTGGAGTGATGAATCATGAAACCATTGAGACACTACCTAATCGTAAGAAACCATTTACTGTTGACTACACTGGTTTTGGATGGGTACTGATTAAGCACGGAGTCTTTGAGGGTCTTGAGTATCCATGGTTTGCTCCTAAGATGCAAGTCTTTGAGTCTGGTGCAGTACAAGACATGTGTGGAGAGGACGTATCATTCTGTCTCGATGCAAAGGAAGCAGGATACGAGATCTGGTGTGATCCTCGCATTCGTGTTGGTCATGAAAAGACCCGAGTAATCTGATGAACATCGACATCTTTTATCAAGGTAATAAGATGTATTCTAATGTCACTCATGAGGAAGCAGCAGATATTCTTCATGAGTTAGCAATAGAAAGATATGAAGAAAAGAATGATATTGATTTAGATCAATTAGAAATTATACAACGTGTAGAATGAAAATTGCAATTATAGGCAAAGGTACTTCTGCGATTATTACTGCTCTACGTCTGATGCAAGATGATCATGACGTAGAGTTTTTTTATGATCCAGATATAAAACCTTTAAGTGTTGGAGAATCAACAACACCACATATCCAGTCACTTATTTTAGAAACACTGGACATTAGTATCGGAGATCTTGCCGATGCAGGTATCATTTCATATAAGAATGGTATTAAGTATATTGACTGGGGTACTGGCGGATCATTCCGACATCACTTCCATGGTGGTGAGGTTGCTTTTCATTTTGAGAGTGGGATATTAAATCCATTCATTCACAATCACTTAGAGAAGGAACATGGAATTGTTTATCATCCTGAGAGAGTCGATGGATATGACTTTGAGGATGAACAAGTTATCATTAATGATAAAGAGTATGACTTTGTAGTCAACTGTGCAGGGTGGGATGATGCATCCGAATATTATAAACCGATCTTTGAGACTGTTAATGCGGCAATCTTATATACTTCTGATACCATTGACGACGTAACTTATACTCTTCACCGCGCTACTCGGGATGGATGGGAATTTGGACTTCCGTTTCCCGATCGAGGTATTACGAAGCACGGATACCTCTACAACCGCAACTTCTCGGATCCTGAGATAGAAGGAAAGAAAATTTCATGGACTCCTAGATTCTCTAAGAAACTCTTACAAAATCGATTTGAAGCATATAATGGTAATCGTTTATTCTTTCTTGAACCATTAGAAGCATTATCATTAATGTATTATCATGACTTTGCATCATCAATTGCAGAATTTCTTAAAGGTAATCGTGATATTCAATCTTATCAGGAAACAAATAACTATTATCTTAGGAATTTGACATCATATAGTAAATCATTATCTTGGTATTACTCTTATGGATCAATCTATGATACTCCTTTCTGGAAATTAACTCAAGCACGTGCTTCTGTTTATTTTAATTCACAATGTTTCTCAAATCGTATGGATTCTTTACTTGAGACATATTATGCAGCAAAGAATTTAAATGAAGAAGATGAAATGCTTAAGATCGGATGTTTTGGATATCATGACTTCAAGGATGTTCATTGCGGAATGCTTCAGAGACCCATCCAGAAGGTCCTAGAAGATGTCTTTGATTACCCATTAGACCCTTTACATACTCAAGAAAATACTGTATAATATAGAGGTCTAATCAACGGAGTCAAATGGCAGTACGTTCAAAAGTTGGTCTTTCAGGTGCGAATTTTATCTCAGGTAAACCAAAGAAAACTCGTCAGGGTTCTTCGGTGAACACCAAACTTTCAGCATCTTCTCGTAATAGTAAGCAAAAACGTTATCGTGGTCAAGGACGAGGTTAAATAGAGCAGTCTTAACTGTTTTTAATGGCAGCACTTATATGTAATCTTCCATCAACGGAAGTGTGGGTTAGAAAAGAATATCTCACAGATCATCAATTTGGTCATGGTGAATTTGTTAAGGGCGTTTGGGTATCGGCAAAGTCGATTCCTGGACGTTCTTTTTATTTTGAGACATATTTACCAGAATATGCGGCAATGTACGATAAATTGCCGATCAGTGCCTTTTTATCGGAACCAAAAACTCCAGATCCTGACATGAATCTTCCAAATCTTCAATTTTGGAACTGTATGGACTATGGAGTAGTAGCAGTTCAGAAGCAATTTATTGCTTCTATGGACTATGAACTGTATACAAGAGACTTTGGCACTCAAAAAGGGACTTATGTTTGCACTTTAGACAACTATCACCAAGATCCTGACGTTATTGACTATGCAACGAGTGAAAATCCTGCTGAACACAAGTCACATAACCTTATCGAACTTAAAAATGGGCAGTATGCACTGTATCCAAACAATAGAATGCGTATTTTTGACAATAGTTTGACTCCTGTTGAACCCAAAATGCCCGATTTTAAGGTTTCAACACAATTTTATCAGGTTGAAAACGGTTTTGACCGTCTTGGGATGGGTCGTGAGGATGAATATTTTTGGAAGACAGCAAAAGAAAGAGAAAATTTACCTGATATAGATGCTAAATAGGTTGATAATACCTAGTTTGCGTGTACTGATGCCGTTAGAAAGGGTAAGTAGAGGATTTAGAGATCTAAGTTCAACATTTAGTAAAAATCCTCTGACAAACGATCTAATTTCGTTAAAGAATGAAGTTGCTATTGCAAGATCTATTCGCAATTTAGTAATGACATTTACTGGTGAAAGATTCTTTCAACCAGAAATTGGGTCTAGAGTCTCTAGGTTACTTTTTGATAACATGTCACCAATTCTTGCTGATCAAATTAAAGACGAAATTTCGACCACAATCAGGTTGAATGAACCAAGAGTTGAACTTAACGATATTAAATGTATACCAAATTATGATGGTAATGAATATGAAGTAACTATTAGGTATACAATTATTGGTCTTGATATTTCTCCACAAGAACTTAATTTCGTACTACAACCAACAAGATAAATGGCAATTACAAATTTTACAAATCTAGACTTTGAGCAGATTAAGGATACACTCAAATCATATTTACGTTCTAAAAGTACGTTTACTGATTATGATTTTGAAGGATCAACACTATCTGTTATTATTGATTTACTTGCCTATAACACATATATTGCAGCATATAATGCAAATATGCTCAGTAATGAGGTCTTCATTGATAGTGCAACTTTAAGAGAAAATGTAGTCTCTTTGGCACGAAATGTTGGTTATTTACCAAGACCAAGAACTTCTGCACAGGCAAGAATTAGTTTTTTCATTGATTCTAGTGATTTCCCAACAAAACCTCGTTCAATCACATTAAAAAAAGGGAACGTTGCGATTAATTCCAATAATCGTACTACTGAGGGACGTACCTTTTGTATACCAGATGATATTACATCAGCAATTTTTCAGAATAGGGCAACTTTTGATGATGTAACAATCTATGAAGGAAATCTTCTTAACGAAGATTTTACAGTAGATTCTTCAATACCAAATCAAAGATTTATTTTATCAAATATCGGTATTGATTATAGTACAATCAGAGTCAGTGTAAGAGACAACTTTACTTCAAATGAAAGTATTGTCTATAAGATGGCAACATCAATAACTGAAATTGATGGAACATCAAAAGTATTTTTTATACAAGAAATTGAAGATGAAAAATACGAATTAATTTTCGGAGATGGTGTATTTGGTAATGAATTGGTAAATAATAATTTTATTAATGTTTCATATATCATATCCAATGGTGAATCAGGTAATGGGGCATCCACATTCAAGATAAATGGAAACTTCTATGATAATAATGGTAGCTTAATTTCTAGAAATATTTCTGATGCGGTTTTAATACAATCTGCTAAAGGTGGTTCCAGTATTGAGTCTGCACAATCTATTAAAAATTATGCGACTAGGTTCTATTCATCTCAAGGAAGAGCAGTAACTGCAAGAGATTATGAAACTATTGTAAGGAGTGTTTATCCTGAGACTGATTCTATCAATGCTTTTGGTGGAGAAGAACTTAATCCACCCAGATTTGGAAAAGTTTACATTACGATTAAACCAAAAACTGGACTATTTCTATCAAACACTTTGAAAGATAGTATCAAGAAGGAACTTAGACAATATTCTGTTGCAGGTATTGTTCCTGAAATTTTAGATACAAAATTCTTATATGTTGAAGCAGACGTTTCTGCATATTATAATCCATCATTAGCAAGGGATTCAAATTCAGTATCTCAAAATATAATTAATTCATTAACATCATTTGCTAATAGTGAAGAAATGAATATGTACGGTTCTAGATTTAGATATACTAAATTTACTACCTTAATTGATAGTTCCAATAAAGCAATTACTTCAAATATTACAGAAGTAAGGATTCGTAGGGATATGAGATCAATTGTAAATAGATTGGCAGAATATGAGGTTTGTTTTGGAAATTCATTTAAAATCTTAAGATCAGAGGGATATAATATTAAGTCAAGTGGTTTTAAGGTAAGTGGTATTAGTAAAACTGTTTATCTTTCCGATATTCCAGGACCTGGTGGAATGGGTGAGTTGGTTCTAATTACTATTCCAGAATCAATTAATACAGAATATGGAACTCAAGATCAAGTAAGATCTTCTGCAGAGATTGTAAGAAGAAAAATTGGAACCGTAGATTATGATAAAGGTGAAATTAATATTAGTGCGATAAATATAACATCTACTGAAATTGAAAACAATCAAGCAGTACAGATATCTGCAGTTCCAAGATCAAATGATATCATTGGACTTCAAGATCTCTTCCTACAATTTGATACTGGCGAATCTAACATAAATGTTATCGAAGATAATATTTTATCTGGTGCTGATCCCACTGGAAGTAGATTTATTACTACACCATCAAATTACGATAACAACGTCATCCGACCAAGATTCTAATTAAACATAAAATGGATATAAGAAGAATTCGTCTATCTCAGGTTCTGGAAAGTCAGATTCCAGATTTTATAAATGATGAATTTCCGATATTTAAGGATTTTCTAAGGCAATATCAAGAGTCTAATGAAATTCCAGGAGCAGCATATGACTTAATGTCTAATATCGACAAATATGTCGATTTAGATAGTATTTTACTGTCCCCCAAAGCAACAAGATTGAGAATTAATGATCCAAATAATCTAGGAATTGATGTATTAGATTATGAAGATACTACAATTACTGTAGATAGTACAGAAGGATTTCCATATGCATATGGATTGTTAAGAATTGGTGCGGAGTTTAATGGTGAAGAATATGAAGGTGGTGAAATTGTAACATATACATCAAAAACAAATACTCAATTTAGAGGTGTTATACGCGGATTTGGTGGTGTAACCGAACTTGGTGACGAAATTATATTTGAGTCTACGAATAAAATTGAACATTATGATGGTGAATTAGTTGAGAATTTAAGTTCATTACTATTCAATGAGTTTTTTAGTAAATTAAAAACTCTTATTGCTCCAGGATTTGAAGATAGAATCTTAAATTCTGATGTAAATGAGAGACTATTTTATAAACAAGTTGGTGATTTCTATAGGTCTAAAGGAACTAGTCAATCATTTAAAATATTATTCAAAGCATTATATAATAAACCAGTTGATGTTATATCACCATCAGGATATGTTTTTGAACCCAGTGCTTCATCCAATAGAAAAACTAGAGATTTAGTCTTATATTCTACAGATCAAACGGTAGATTATAGTGATGTTCTTTTACATAGAACTCTAAAGCAACCAGAATTTGATGCTATTGATGAACCAGATAATATTACTGCATATGGAACTATTACTAATATTGAAAGAATTGAAAGAAATGGAGTTAGATATTACATTGTAAGTCTTGATAGTGATTATGATAAGGATATTAGTGTTGATGGTACTGTTTTTGGAAAATTTGTAACTACATCAACAACTAAGGTTGTAGAAGACTATCTCGAAGACAATGGTGAATGGCCAGAATTCATAAATGTAGACTCTACAATATCATTTGAAGAGTCTGGGTCTGTTGATGTATATAATGTTGTTAATAATGAATTTGTAGTAAAAACATTATTCTATGATGATATCACTGTAAACGAATTTTATGGTGTATATGATTCTGATTTTGATATTAAAAGAGGAACTTTATTATCTTCTAGAAGATATGCATATGTTGAGTTATCAGATGATAATACTCTTTATTTTAGAGTTACTCAAGTATTGAGTGGTATTGAACCTGATGAAAGTTCATATTTTAGTGAAGGAGATCCTATTAAATTTAATACTTTAGGATTAAGAGAAGATTCTGCAAAATATAATGATTGGATTTATAATTCAACACCTTCTTATAATATTTCATCCATAGAATTACTAAGTAGTATTAATAAAACATATCGTATTAAATTAGAATTCAATTTTGATTTAGTTATTCTTGATAAATTTTTCTTAATTGATAATAGTAATAATTCATATAATATTTCTATCTCTTCTAGAAATAATATTGATGAATACATCATTACATCAGATTCTCTTGTTGACTTAACAGCACCAAAAACTTTCACTATCGAAAGAAAGTTAAATAAATCAAAATTTAGATTCTTTCCAGAAGCAAATGATTATGTAACTGATGTTCAAAATGTCTATAGACCAGATTCATTTGAAGATGACATGTTCATTGCTTCATCTTCATTACCAAATTATGGTAATATTGAGTTGTCTACAAATGATAGGAGAATAACTTTTACAGTAAATATTGCAAATGATTTAACTAACAATAAAGAAATAAAAGTTGGTCAAGATGCAACATCAACAATATCTGAGAGGAACCATTCATTCTATACTGGTGATTCAATCATTTATTCTGAAGATGATGATGATAATAAATTAAAAACATTTGATGGTGAAGGTAACATTATAGACTTACCTAATGGTAGGTATTATGTCACCGTCGTTAATAGTAAAATTATTAAACTATCAACTAGTTTAAACCGAGTTTATACGCAAGAGTACTTATCAATAGTAGGAAATGTTACTGACACTACTTTCTACTATTCAGATTTCTTCGATATTGAAAAAGTTCTCAATATTAGAGATCCATTTATCTTAAAATCAAAGAGATTGGTAAAAAGAATTTTACCACCAATCAATGAATCCGAATCTGTAGAAACTGTTCCTGGAAAAATTGGCATTTTTAAGAATGGAGTTGAACTATTAAACTATAAATCAAAAAATAACATTTTTTATGGTGGTATAGAAAAAATTGAGATTCTCTCTGGTGGTGAAGATTATGATATTATTAATCCACCAAGTTTAGAAATTTTTGATGGTGAGAATGCAGACGGACTTAATATTGGAGGTATTGGTGCTACAGGTAACTTTATAGTACAAGGTTCTGTAAAAGAACTAAAAATTCTTAGTGGTGGATATAATTATGTTAACGATCCAACAGTAAAAGTATCTGGTGGAAACGGAACTGCATGTGATGTATCTCCAGTGATGGAATCATATACACATGGTGTTACCATTGATTCGTCAAGTGGATTTAGTGTAGGTATTTCAACTGATACAATTATTACACTTGAAGATCATTTATTTGTACCTGGTGAAAAGGTAATTTATAACTGCGAACTTAACAATCAAGAAATTGGTGGTCTAAAAAATAAATCGATTTATTATGTGGGTATTGTTGATAACACAGCATTCACATTACATAATTCAGAATCCGATGCTAAAAACAACGTCAAATCTATTGACCTGACTGGTTTTGGTGAAGGTTTTCACAAATTTGATTCTGTAAAGAAAAAGAAAAGAATTGGATCTTTAAATGTAATCTATTCAACAGATGACTTTACATATAGAAAAGTATCATACGACCCATCTTTAGTTTCTACACCTATTGATTTTTATACAAATAATATCAATATACCAAATCATGGGTTTAATAGTGGTGAATTAGTTATATACGAATCAACTACGACACCCATTTCTGGTTTATCGAGTGGTACAACTTATTATGTTTCCAAAGTAGATGATAATAACTTTAAACTATCATCTATTGGTATTGGAACTCTATCAAAAGATTATTATTATAACCAAGGAACTTACGCCGATTTATCAGCACCTGGTGTTGGTAGGCAATACTTTAGATATCCAAATATTGAAATAGATATCACACCATCAGGTAATGACCTTGCATCCATTCAACCACAAGTTCTTCCTATTGTTAGGGGAGAAATTAAAGATGTATTCTTAGAAGGTCATGGTGTTGGATATGGATGCACAAATATCTTTAATTACGAAAGACAACCAAATATAACTGCGGAACCAGGAAAATTGGCGTCTGTAAGACCATTTATTATTGATGGTGAAATCAAATCGATTATTATTCAAAATTCTGGACAAAAATATGTTTCCACACCAACTATTCAAATTTTCACTGATGGTGATGGATTTGGTGCTGATCTAATTCCAATTATTAGTGACGATGGAAGACTTGAAGATGTTATCGTAAAAAATGGTGGAGCAGATTATAATGAAAGTGTGGAAATTGAAGTTGTTTCTGCAGGTAGAGGAGCTAGTTTTAAAGCAAAAATTGTTGTATGGAATGTTAACGAAGTAGAAAGATCTCTGAATAGTAATCAAATATATGATGACGATGGATTCCTATATCAGGATTCTACAATTTCCACTAAATCTGCTGATAGGTATGGATTCTTACAATATGGTCATTATTATGCTCCAAGAAAATTAAGACAAAATGTTTATAATAAACGAGTTATAAACGGTAGAACAACTTTTAATCCTGATTTAATTCTGGATAATTTGAATAGAGAAAAGGATTCTACATTACATTCACCAATTTTGGGATGGGCATATGATGGAAATCCAATTTATGGTCCATATGGATATACAAATCCAAATGGAACTGGTGGTGTTAAAAGAATGCAGAGTGGATATAAAAAGAGAACTCTTGCAAATAGACCATCAGTAACAATATATCCTTTAGGATTTTTCTGTAATGATTATGAATGGTTCAGTAATGGGGATCTAGACACTTTTAATGGAAGATTCTGCGTAACACCTGAATATCCTAATGGTGTTTATGCATACTTTACCACAATTGGTAATAATGATTCTTCATTCAAAAACTTTAAACTTCCCGAGTATCCATATGTGATTGGTGGAAGATACAAATCCAAACCAATCGAGTTTAATTTCAATTCTTCAATAACACAATCTAGTTTCTTTAATGATAATAATGGAGAATATGGCGAAACTTACTCTAAGTATGGTCTTCTAAGGAATATTACACCACATAATATATCTTCCGAATTTGGTAGATACAATTATATTTTCAATCCAACATCTGTTATTGATATTAAATCAAGAGTAAAATCAGCATCTTCTGGAACTGTAGATGAGTTACTACTATTTTCTGGTGGTAAAGATTATAAAGTTGATGATAGAATTATTTTCAGTGAAAGTGGTCTAAACACCAAGAGACCGATTGCAAAAGTTGTAAGTGTTGGTGGTACTGATGTAACTCAAGTTTCTGTAGCAACCTCCTCAATTGTAAATGCTGAAATTGTCTTAAACGCAAAAACTAATGGTCTTGTTGCAATTTGCAGTAGTCCACACAATAATTATACTGGTCCAGGAAGAATTTCTAATTTAAGTGATGGGACTGATACTGGAGCAGAATTAATAGTAGTAAATAGGGACTTAAAATTATCTGGGTTTGGAACTGGTATCATTATAGAATCACCATCTACAACTGGACTGGTTACTTATTTTGACGTATTTGGACTTGAATCTACTCAAAATATTATTCCAATTAGGCCAAATGATGTATATGATATTAAATATCAAAGTTTTGAAGAAAAAGTTAAGGTACTGAATGTTGATATTAATAACTCTAGACTTAGAGTTCAGAGACAAGTAAATGGGACTATTGGAACAAGTTATCCAGTAGGAACTGCATTATCAGAAGATTCAAGAAACTTTATTGTTAACGATACCAATATTATTCCTGGATCTTTGTACAATACTCAATATTATTTTGATCCCAGAGAAACAGTTGGTTTAGGTGCTGGTTCTACATTATCAATACCCAATCCTGGTGCTGGAAGCACTCAGATATTTGTTGAAGGTGGTAAAATTTATTTACCCAACAATACTCTGTCAATCAATGACAAAATTTATTATGATTATGATTCTGGTCCAATAACAGTAGAATCTTTCGGTGACAACTTCAATCTAATTAAAGACAGACCATATTATGCATATCCATTTAAGAATGGATATGTTGGGGTTTCTTCTAGACCAGTAGGTGTTGGTTCAACTGGACCAGTTGGTCTTGGAAGTGTTACTGAACTGCTTACGTTTACTGGACATGGTGCTGGTGATAACCACAGTTTCTTTACAAGATATGATAATGTACAAAGAGTTGATGTAACAACTTATGAAGCAACTGTAACTACTAGTGAAAACCACAATTTACTTTTTGATGACGAAATTGTTGTAAATTGTCTTCCAAATATTGAAAAATCATTACCAGTTTTTTATAATCAAGAAAATAAAAAGTTTGCTGTAGGTAAATTTGACATTGTTCATGCAGATATTAATCCAAAATTTAATACAATTACAATCAACAACCATGGATTGCAAAATGAACAAACAGTCATTTTTGAATCGGATGTTCCTCCTGGTGGATTAGTAAGTAATGGTGTTTATAAAGTTAGTATTGTAAGTAAGAATAAGATCAAATTACTACTACCAAATAACGGTGGAATTGTAGACATTGCAAATCAATCCACTGGAAGATTGATATTGGTTAATCCACCAATTGAGTTAGTTAAAAATAAAACTTTAACTTTTGATGTATCCGATTTTAGTCTTTCATATGTAAGAAATAATATTAGATACTCTGCTTTCAAACTCAAATTCTTCAGGGATAGAGAACTTAAGCATCAATTCTTATCCTCAGGAAAAGATGGTGATTTAAGTGTTATAGAGACTGGTAAACTAGGTATTGATATTAATGCTACTGTTAAACTAAAGTATGATAATGAGTTTCCTGAGAAACTTTATTATAATCTAGAACCTATTAAAAATCCACAGGTTCCAGTTTCATTTTCATTGAGTTCTTTAGATTTAGATAATAAAAATGCCATTAACTTTATAGATAGTCGCATTTCTGGAAGTTTTAATGTAAAAAAACCAACAGATACAACATTCTCATATCGACTATTTGATGAACCAGATTCAAGCAGTTATGTCACTGGACTTGCCACTATAACATATTCAACAATCTCAACTACTGCTTCTGGACCAATTAATGAAGTATCATTTATTTCTAAAGGTTCTAATTTGGTAAAACTGCCTTTAATTGAAAAAGTAGAGTCTGAGTCTGGTGTCGATTCAATTATATTCCCAAGAACAAACACTATTGGTATTTCCAAAAATATTGAAATTGATGATATTGGATTTGAATTCCCTTCAGATACTACTTTAAGACCTAGAGCATACACACCTACAGTCTATAAGATTGACCCACTAACATCAATCGGAAATATCGATGTTATTGAAAAAGGAACCAGATACACAATTTTACCAGATCTAGTTCTTATTGATGGTTATACAAATAAAATTGTTACTGATGTAGATTTACGTTATGTAGATGAAGATGGTTTTAAAGTTAAGGTAATTAAAAATACTAAAAATTTATATGATGTAGAACCAAGACTACTTCCAATCAACAATAGTAATGGTTATAAAGTTTTAACTATGTCTTACGATAGTGGAACTAAAGATGTTGAAGTTGTATTGGATGTTGTTGGATTTAGTACGATTACAGCATGGCCTTTCCCTGTTGGATCTCAATTTATGGTTGAGGGTGTGGTAACTAAAGTTCCATCTACTGATGAGGGTTATAATTCATCAGATTATGATTATAAAAAGTTGTTTACTGTAAAAACTGCTGATCCAAATATTGGTGGTCAACTACCATCATTCACATTTAATATGGGTGATTTTGTTCAAACAACTGCTGGACCAGGTGTATTTAATGATTTAATCACATCTGGTAGGGTTATTCCAGAAAGTCTATTCCCAATATTTAAAATAAACAGGATTGCCAACAAATATTTTGAAAATGAAATTGTTACTAATGGAACTGCTGAAGATTTGGTAGTTTCTTGGGATGTTAAAAATGAACTTTTAAAAGTCTTTACAAGTTTCCCCGAAAGATATGGTGTTGGTGATATTATGAGAGGAAAAACCTCTCAGTCTAGTGGAACTTTAACTGAAGTTGTTGGTATTACCTCACTTACATATAAACTTGATTCTTCAAATGCCGATAGATACAAACCATATGATAGAAAAGGTTTCTTAAATGAGGATACACAAAGACTTCATGATAGTGACTATTATCAGTACTTTTCATATTCACTAAAATCAGAAGTAGGAATTAGTAGTTGGAAAGAACCAGTAGAATCTCTAGCACATCCTGCAGGATTTAAGAAGTTTAGTGAACTTCAAGTAATTTCTGACGATGATGATCAACTCGGCATCAATAGCACTGGATTACCTAAAGATCAGAATAATAGTGGTTTCTTAGGAATTTCTGATTTCGACTCATACTATGACTTAAATTGCGTTAGTGATATTGACTTAGTAACAGAAAATAATGTTCTTAACAAATTGTCTGATGAAATTAGATTTAATTCACTAATTCTAGTTGATTACTTTGAGTCGATTGGAAATAGAGTTCTAATTGTTGATGATGTAAGTGATCAGTTTAATAGTAATCCAAGACCAACTGCTTTCGTAACAGTAGATACTTTCAGTTTGAGAAAGTTTAGATCTAAGAAGTATGTAATGTTTACTTCCAATAAGAAGTTCCCAGGTGAAAGACAAATGATTATTGTGAACGTTATTCACAATAACACTTACGGATTCTTATCACAATATGGTAGAGTCGAAACCAATATTGTCCATGGATACTTTGATGTTGGTGTATTTGAAGATAATGGATTACTTCTATTCTATCCAATTGAGTCTAAATTTACCGATTACAACATCAGTGGATATCAGTATGCAATTTCAGATAGTATTAGTGGAGTTTCAACTCATTACATTGGAAACAGTGATTCAATTGGTTTTGCTGGAATTCAAACTGCAGCACTACCTCAAGGAACATCAACTTCTACAAAGATTGTAGGTATTGATTCTTCTTATACATCTGCTAAGATCCTAGTAACCTTAGAAAGTTCCGATTTACAATATTATCAATATGACGAATTTAATATTGTTCATGATGGAACTGATATTCACAATATTGAGTTTTCAACACTAGCTACAGATAATTTTGCCAATCAAGATGTTTCACTTGGTATTGGAACATATCAATTTGAATACAATGGAAACGAAATTGAAGTTAAGTTGACACCTAATAGTGGATTATCAACAAACTATGATGTATCATCTACAGTTGTAGCAATTTCAGACACTTCAAGAACTTCAATTGGTTCTAGTACCTTCAATACTACACAAACTATCGTTGGATTTGGAAGTACAACATCAATTTCACCATTTGCTGGAATCAATACTTCTATTCAACTTATAGAATTTGATAAGTCTTACAAAGGATTTAATGTATATGCAAGTATTGAAGATGTAACAAATAATATTGTTCAAATGTCTGAACTAGTCTTTACTCATAATGAAACTGATGCATACATTACAGAATTTGGTAGAGTGAGTAATAGTGAATTATTTGAAGATGTTGGTCTAGGTACATTTACCAGTTATGTAACATCTGGAAAAGCAAGACTAGAATTTGTACCATATCCAGCAGATCCTGGATTTACGAGAGAAATTGAAGTTCGTTTGTTTATACATCAACTTCAGTTGGTTGATCTTGGTATTTCAAACAATTTCTATAATTATGACAATGGTAGATTCTCTACATTGTATGGAACTTATACTGGAACAGAAAATGACATTAAGAGAAGTTTTGAATTAAAACATCAAGGTGATTTAATCTTTGAAAGAACATTTGATTCAACCTCATTAGGAACAACTGTTTCTACTGATGAAAATGTTTTAATTCTACCTAACCATTTCTTCGTTACTGGTGAACTTGTCAAATATACAATTCCAAATGAAGATGATGTCAGAGTTGGTATTTCTACAACTACTATTGCTGGTGTTGGAAGTACAGATAAACTACCAACTGATTTGTATGTTGTAAAAGTCAATGATAGTAAAATTAAATTTGCCGATACTGCAGAAAATTCTCTGAAATTTAATCCAGAAACATTAACATTAACCAGTATTGGTATTGGTACGCAACATAAGATTACTGGAACCAACAAAGATGCTAAGGGTATCTTTACAATTGATAATATGATGCAGTCTCCAATAGTTTCATTGGCAATTACAACATCTGTATCTGATGACATTGCATTATCAGATACTCTTATTAATACTGCAGGAATTACTTCTATATTTGCAAATGATATCATTGAGATTGATGATGAAGTAATGTTGATAGAAACAGTAGGAGTTGGAACTCAAGATAAAATTAGAGTTAGAAGACCTTGGTTAGGAACCGAACTTGGTATTCATACTGCAGGTTCAATAGTAACTAAACTAAAAGGTGATTATAAGATCACTGGATCTACAATTAACTTCACATCTCCACCATATGGTAAAGTCCCAGTAACAGTAGATGTAAACCAATTTGGAGTTCCATTCGTCGATCCTTCTGAGAGAGACTACACTGGCATTACAACCAACTCATACTTCCATGGAAGGACATTTATGAGATCTGGCATTATTGATGAAGTTGAGGAGACCTATACTAAGAATTATATTTTTGATGATATTTCTACCAAGTTTACTGGTATTAGAACTTCATTTGATATGACCGTTAATGACCAAGATGTTGTTGGTCTCTCTACAGATAATGCAATTGTTCTTGTTAAGGATATTTTCCAGCAACCAACAAGATCTGGTGTATCTTCAATTTCAGGAAACTATGAGTTTATTGAAGTTGGTGGAAAAACTAAAGTTCTATTTGATGGATCTACTTCTGCAGATGACTTTACTGCGGCAGATGGTCAAGATATTAACGTCCCCAATTTACCTGTTGGTGGTGTAATCGTAAATATTGGATCTACAACTGGTCTTGGATATCAACCTCTAGTTGCTGCAGGTGCTACTGCAACAATTTCTGGATTTGGATCTATTACTGCTGTTAGTATTGCCAATAGTGGATCTGGATATAGACCTGGCATTCAAACTCACATCAATGTAATTGCACAGACCTCATCTGATGTTTCAATTATTGGTTATGCAACTGCTCTCAATGGTCATATCACTGGAGTTGCAATTACTAATGCAGGTACTGCGTATACAAGTACAAATCCACCACTAATTAGATTCGATTCACCATTAAGTTATACTAATATTCCTTTATTATATTCTAGTGATTCTCCAAACGAAGGTATTGGAAGAACTGCATCTATTGATATGTTCGTTAGTAGAGATACTAGTGTTGGTCAATTTAAGTTCAACAATAATGGATATGCCTATGGTCAAGGTGAAATATTAACTGTTGCAATCGGAGGAACTACTGGCATTCCTACGGATACATCTAAGACATTTGATGAATTCCAAATTACTGTTATTGAAACTCATAGTGATGAATTTAATTCTTGGTCACTTGGACAACTTCAACAGTTGGATAGTCTAGATAATCAATTTGATGGAATTAGAAGAGTATTCCCCATCTCTTTCCAAGGTGATAGATTATCAATTAGAGCAAGAACTGGAAGTAACATCGATGTTTCTGCAACACTATTAATCTTTATTAATGATGTTCTTCAGATTCCTAATCAAGCATACACCTTTAAGGGTGGAAGTTTGATCATCTTTGCTGAACCAATTCCCGAAGAATATACTTCTAGAATTATTTTCTATAGGGGAACTAGAGATATTGATGTTGAAGAGGTTGATATTGTAGAACCAATTGAAATCGGTGATAAAGTTCGTATTATGGATGATCCTCCAGCAAGAACAGAGGAAAAGAGAACGGTAGAAGATATTCTATCTTCTGATATTCTCCTCACAAACCCATACAGTGGTATTGGAAGATTGAATGATGAAACAATTGAACGTCCAATAATGGCATGTAAACAGACTGAGGATTTGTTTATTAATGGTGAATATGTAGGAAAAAATAGAAGACTATATGAACCATATATTTTCCCAACAACAAATCTAATTCAATCAGTTGGTGTTGATACTAATGTTGCTTGGGTTGAAGCAACCTCCACTTTCTTTGATAATAATAAAGAAAATCTGGCAGGTAAGAAACTCGGTCAAATTCAAATTATTTCTCAAGATGAAACACAGACTGGATTTGGAACAGTAATTGTTTCTGGTCTAGGATCTATTACTAGTGTAACAGTTTCTAACCCTGGTGTTGGATATACATTCACACCACTAATTGCAATTGGACCTCCATCACCTGGTGGAACGCAAGCAACTGCAGAGTGTACTATTAGTAATGGATTTATCAGTGCCATCACAGTAACAAATAATGGTTTTGGTTATACTGGAACTGCTGCACCATATGTGAATATTGAACCACCAAGAGTATACAGTGAACCTATTAGGTTAGTTGAATATGATGGTGATTATGGAAATATTGTTTCTGTTGCAAATACAACCGTTGGGGTTGGTTCAACTGCATTAGAATTAAGTCTTCATATTCCAAGAGATTCATTTATCAGGAACATCGGTATTAATCCAGGTGGAATTACAACTGAAGGTATTACTGGTCTAGTGACAAGTTATTACTTTACTGCTTCCAGAACTAATGTTGGTAATGGTATCACAGCATTCTATAATGATGGTAGTACACTCAGTATTTCTACAGATAAATTCAATAACATCTTCCAAGTTTATGATATTGATAGAACCACAGAGTCTATTCCAGGAATTGGGGTAACTGATATAGTTAAAATTACCACTTTAGTCGATGGTCCTATTGATCTTGCAGAAAATCTTGGTACTTTTGATAACGATCAAGAAACTTTCGATTCAACTCTATTGACTTTTGATAGTACTGGTGAAGATAATGGATACTTTGGAAACTTCTCTTGGGGAAGAATTAATTGGCATCCAACTAAGAGTAGAAATGAACCTCTAGATTTTAGTTCTTATCATATAAACGGTGTTGCTGGAATTTCAACTTCACCATTCGTTCGTAGAACATTCCCTCTAAGAACTAAACTATATACTCAATACTAATATTAATGAAATGACATTGCCATTGATTATACTACACGATTTTGCAAAAATCGGTGAAAGTGATAGAAAACTCATGATTGATGATGTTCTTTCAAGTAGAAGACAGCATTTAATTAGAGATTCAAGTGCATATAAATCAAATAACTCAATAGATATAGATCAAACTGGGTTATTTTCTATTTTGTATGCAAAGTTTGCTGAAAAATCGGAAGAGTTGTTTGGTAACTTAAATTATGAATCAGATAATAGTGACAAATGCTGGGCATTTTGCACAAATAATGAATATTGGGCATTTAATCCACATATTCATGATTGCACCATCAATTCTGTATATTACTTGAACGTCCCAAAACATAATGGTCATGAATGTGGACCAATTATGTTTACGGATGATCAAGATTCTGGAAAATGGGAATGTTATCAACCAAAAAACGATGATTTAATTATTTTCCCTGGAGATTTGCATCATGATCCAAATTTCGTTCCAACCAAAGAATGGAGAGTTTCTATAAACATGGAAATTCGTTGCAAAAACAAGATTAAATGGTCTGCTTATAAATAAGTCATAAAGATAGTCTATTATAATGGCTCTACAAGGTATATCAACTGGAACTACACCAAATGACGGTACTGGAGATTCTCTCCTTGTTGGTGCCGTTAAGGTAAACACTAATTTTCAAGAAATTTATGATGCTCTTGGAAATGGCACAGATCTTCTAACTGGAAATCCAAATTTAACCGTTGGATTTATCACTGCTACTGGTGCATATTTCAATGGTGATGTAGGAATTGCTGGAACTCTTACATATGAAGATGTAACTAATATTGATTCTGTCGGATTGATTACTGCAAGAGATGGAATTTCTGTTCTTGGAGCAGGAATCACTGTAACGGGAGTTTCTACGTTTTATAGTTCTACTACAATTGGTGCAGCAAGCACTTTTACTGATGCTGGTCTTTCTGTAGGTTCTGCGGTCACTGTAACTGCAACTGGAGTCAATGTAACTGGTATTGTTACTGCTACCACATTTGAAGGTTCTGGTGCATCACTTACTAATATACCAAATGGTGCATTAACGAACTCCAGTATTAGCATTGGTGGAATATCCTTAAGTCTTGGTGATACTGATGCAACTCCAGCATTTGATTTGTCCAATGCAACCAGTTATCCATATTCAAGTTTAACAGGTATTTCAACTCATCTATTGGGAGATGGATCACCCCAATTGGGTGCTGATTTGGATCTTAATAATTTTGATATTACTGGAATTGGTGATATTTCACTTGACAATGGTAATGTAACACTTACTTCTGGATATATTCAATCTAATCTAGGAATTAGTACTAATGCAGGAACTACTACTGCACAAATTAATGTTGACTCAACTGGAAATCAATTAATCATTACTGTACCTGGTGTTGGTTCAACAACCCTACCATTAACCTAATAAATAACTAAAAATAATCGATCATGTCTGCAATCGTAACAGATCAACTTAGAATATTGAATGCTAAGAATTTCATTAGTGAGATTACTTCTGCTGATAATTCATATTATACATTTGTTGGATTGACAAATCCAAACGAATATTTAACTACCTGGGATGAAGATCCTCCTGCACCAAAAGATAATTTTGATCAGGAAAATCATAACTGGGATACTGTTATTGGTTTGAAGAAGATTGATTCTACCAATGTCAGATTTGCTCTAAAGAAAAATACTTGGACATCAGGTATTACCTATGATATGTATAGGCACGACATTAATAGGGATAAAGTTTCTCAACCATCACTAGCAACTAGTTTATATTCTGCAAACTTTTTTATCATCAATAAGGATTTTAAAGTTTATTCTTGCTTACAAAATGGTACTGATCCAGAAAATCCAAATGGTAGACCATCTTTGGATGAACCAACTTTTATTGACTTAGAACCAAGAAGTGCTGGAACTAGTGGTGATGGGTATATTTGGAAATATCTTTTTACTATTAATCCAAATGATATCATTAAATTCGATACTTTAAATTATATTACAGTTCCAACTAATTGGTCCACTGCAGACGAGTATCAATCAGTAAGACTAAATGCAACAAACAGTGGTCAGTTAAAAGTTGCAAATGTAACATCTAGAGGAGTTGATGTTGGATCACCAAACCAAGTATATATTTGCGATATTGTTGGAGATGGAACTGGAGGAGAAGCAACAATCGTAGTAGATAATCAATCGAAGGTTGATTCTATTACTATTTCAAATGGTGGAACAGGATATACATATGCACGTGTAGATTT